AACGGAACATCTGGTACATCCGGCTCTTCTGGTGCAAATGGTGCTAACGGAACATCTGGTACATCCGGCTCTTCTGGTGCAAATGGTGCTAACGGAACATCTGGTACATCCGGTTCTTCTGGGACCAGAGGAACATCTGGTACATCCGGTTCTTCTGGGGCAAATGGAACCTTAAGTCTCACAGGAGCCACCACGAATGGTGTCATAACTTATGATGGAAGTGGATCGAATGCTACTGTTGAATCTAATTTAACTTTTGATGGTTCTTTGCTAAATGTTAGTGGAGACTTGAATGTTATCGGTTCTTATGACTTTACACATAATCCAACTACTGAATTATCTACTTCAGGTGGTTACGGAGACGTGGTCACGTTTGGTTCAGGAGGTGGTGTTACATTTAGTTGTTATTATTTTACTTCTGGTAGTGCTTGGTCTCTAAGTGATTCTAACGGAGTTGCAACTTCGACTGGTATGTTAGCTATAGCTTTGGGTAATACGGTAGCGTCTGGTATGTTACTAAGAGGATATGTTAGAAACGACTCTTGGACCTTTGCTACGGCTTCTGCTGTCTATCTAAATTCTACGGCTGGAGCTCTTTCAAACACAGCTCCGACTGCTGCAAATGATGTAATTAGAATTGTTGGATTTGCTATTAGTAGAACTGTAATATTTTTCTGTCCTGATAATACTTGGATAGAAATATAAATTATTTATATATAGAGTATGAGTAGATACAATACATATACACTTCCATTAGGCCCAGTTGATATTACGGCTGATGCTGGTGATCCAGATGTTAGAAAAGTTATAAGTAGCACAGTTACTGGAATAACAACAAGCTCATTGACTGATGTTTTACTTTATAGTACTCTTGTTCCGGCAGGAACTTATATAGCAAATGAGGTATTGGATATTAGAACTTTAGGTACAAAATCCGCTACTAATAATACTTGCACTCTTAGATTTTGGTATGGTACCACTGCTTCTTTATCAGGAGCGACTCAGTTAGCTCAGTGTTTATATACTTCAACTTCTCGGTCTCTTCCTCTTCATAGAAGATTGGGTATAAGATCAGCAACTAACAGTACAATAGCTTTTGATACCACTAGAAGTGCAACAACTGATTTAGCTTTTGGAGGCAGTGAATTAAATGGTAGGAATGGTGAATCACCAGGTGGTATTGATTTGGTATCTGTTAATTGGCAAAATGATGTTTGGATTCTTGTAAGTGGAGATGTTGATAATGCTTCTGATGTTTTACAGGTTAGATATTTTAAAATAAATAATTAAAATGGGTAAAATTAATACTTTTGAGGTAGCTGGTGCTGTTGGATTTGTTGATGGTGTTACTGTAACTGATTCAACAACTGATGGACAAATAGCTCTTATAGAGTCATTTTTTATACCAGCTGGTACTTTGAAATCAAATGATGTTATTAATATACAAGGAGTGGTTCAGAGGGCATCAACAAGTGATTCTCAGTATTCTTGTTATGTATATTGGAATGAAACTAATGATTTAACAACTCCTATTTTATTGGCTCGATCTCTTACAAATAGTGTGAATGATGACTATTGTCCGATATATAGAACAATGGCAATAGTGGATTCCACCACAACTTTAGTTTGGAGTACTAGTCAAACAACTGCAACTGATTTGGGTGATACTGGTGGTGAAGAGACCAACATTGATATGACTACAATAACAACTATAAATTGGAACACAGATGGTTATTTAATACTAGCGACTGATAGAGTGGATACAATGACAAAAAGATATTTTGGAATAATAAAATAATAAAATTATGGCGGAAACGAATACATATAGTTTAGGAAAAGCTTGGAATGTAATTAGCAATTGCGCGGCGGTTACTGGCATAACAGCTTCTGGTCCTGCATTGATAAAGTCAATTGAAGTTCCACCAAATAACTTCGGTGTAGGAGATATTGTGCAAATAGAAGCATGTTTTTCAAAACAGGGTAGTAGTGGTAAATATTTCACTGAACTATATTGGAATACATCAGCTACACTAACAAATGCTCGTTTAATTTGCCATGGTACATTAAATCCTACTTATGACGGTGATTATGCTCCTGCTTCATTTACATATAGTAATATATTTAGAAGAGTTCAAATTGTTAGTTTAACTAATTCTACGAGATCTTTTGATCCATACAATACTTTTAATTCTTCTACTTTTAGTAGAGGTACTGATTTATTTTTTAGAGACAGAGTTTCAGGTACTGTTGATGATCAGTATCAAATTATTGGAACACAAGAGTCTCTCGGATCTATAGATTGGACACACTATAATCAAATAGCTCTTAACGGTGGTTTTATTATTGCTGCTGGGGGTGTGGAAAACTCTAATGATAGGTTAAGGTGTGAGTGGATAAAGATAAGTAATTTGACCACAGGTAACTTTACTGTACCAGCTCCTCCTCGTTAATATTTTTGATAAGACTTCTCTTCTACAAATAAAGATCCATATTTTATATTAATTTCTTTTTTAATTTCAGCTCTTTGATCATTTGTGAAATAAACTAATCTTGCGAGTTCTATAAAATTTTCGTCAAATTCTTTATTTCTTTCCTTATCTCTGATATCATCTTCTATTATCCAAAGTTTTTTATTTATAGAAACTAATTTTTGATAGTCAATTTCTTCGATTTTTAATTGATTAAAAACTATATTATTCAGATAAATAAATTCTTTTTCAATATTTTTCAATTTTTCATTATTTGTGATATTTTTCATTTTTATATCTAATATTGATAGTTTATCAACTATTTCACCAATTGAAACTTCTATTTCCATTTTTATTAATAATTTTTTATGTGTATAATTACTTCTGTAAAGTATTCTAAAAAGTGATCATTGAATAAGTCCCATTTTACATTGTATCCATCTAAAGAATAAACCTCGTAGTTTGGAAATTGAACTAATATTTCATCTCTAAACTTTCTAAATTTTTCCTTTAAATTATTTCCCAAGTGCCATTCTCCAGAAATCTTACTCACATTACTTTTAATCCATTCAATATTTTTTGAATTAAAGATGTCATATTCACCACCTTCGCAGTCCGTTTTTAAGAAGTCAATTTTATTAATATTATATTTTTCAATCAGGTCACTGAATGAAATACATTCCATTTTTTGTTGTCCTCCGTAAATATAATCACCATCGGTTATTCCTGTTTCATCGGATATTCCCAGCTTCAAACAGGTGGATGAAATATCTTTCATATTTTCCAATAAAGTATCAAATTCCACATCGCTTGGTTCTAAACAATACACGTGTTTAATTTTTTCACCAGCTGAGTAAGGAAATGGACCTACTGAACTTCCAATATCCATAACAACATCACCTTTTTCAATTTGAAAAAATCTTTCATAAATTTTGTCTTCAAATATTTCTTTGATAAGTATTTCTTTTTGATTCAAATTATCTTTCATCCATCCCCATTCGAAGTTATTTAATTTATCAATACTTTTGATTCTATTGATTACCATTTGACCGGTAATCTTTTTGTGACATTCAAATTGTCTGTCGGTTCCTTTATGGACAGGACACCAATTCCAGTCGCCTTTATCAAATCTAAACTCACTTTTATTCCAACATCCAGAACAAACACTTCTATCAATAATTCTACTACAGTTTGATTGAAATTCGTGGTCTGATGTTGTAAAATTAGAAATCATGACAACATGTTTTCCTAATGCCCATGACAACCATGAAAGTCCACTCGATAAACCAATCATAAACTCACTGTGGTGAATCACATTCATTGTATATTCTATGCTAGTATCTAATAAATTTTCAACTCCGTAGTATTCTACCGAATCTTTTGATATATTTACGACTTTGTATCCAGATCCGTTTAGATAGTTTATAACTTCTTGCCATCCAGTTAGATTATTCCAGTATTTAAGACCAGATGTTGAGTGTGGTGCAATAACTACATATTTTTCTTTATATGGATTTTGACCAGGCACGAAGTCAATTTCAGGTTTAATTTCTTTAAATTCTAATCCTAATATATTAGAGGCCGCTTTTTGTAAAGGTATTGTATTTGGTTCTTCCGGCTCTTTGTCTTTATTCCAGAACCATCCTAAAACATACATAGCATAAAGGTTATGAACTACAACTCCTGGATCTATAAACTCTATTTCAGGATAAGAATTCCTAAATAATTTATTCCAAAATGTTGATGTGATTACATGACAATTCCATTTTTTTCTAAATTCATCAATATAAGGCATCCAAGCGATAGTGTCTCCTAATGAAGATGAATCCATGCTTATATAGACTCTTTTTCCTGTGCAGTCATAATTAAATTCTATTAACTTACCTGAGTCATCAACGACAATTCTCCATTTCTCAAAATAGGTTTTACTTGGAGATGCCCACATTCCTGAACTTAAATCAGTTTTATAAACTAAATTATTTTCTCCATCAAAGAAAAAGACTGGATACTTTTTCTTTGAATTACCAACAACTTCAAAGAATGCCTTTTGAACAAAGTGTAGATTAAATGAAACGTTGTCTTCAATTGTTTGTTTTTTTATTAACTCAGTTGAGTTAAACTCATCAATATATCTTTGTTTAGTTTCTTTTGAATTCATATTTCTTCTAATTTTTTTATCATTTTATTTAGTATTGGTAAGTTTTTTTCGCCGTGTATGAATAGTAAGTTTTCTTTTTTTGATGGAATTCGTAACCATGAATCTACTATTACATCTTTGTCAGAAAAACCAATTTCTGAATATACTCTATCAATCGTATCTAAAGTTCCATTTACATAAATACAAGGTAATCCGTCTAATATTTTCTTTTTATATAAAAGACAATTTAAAATAGTTTCTTCGTTATAAGGAGCAAACCATTCGTTATTTTCTAATATTATTGGATTTTCACACATATCGGACCACTCTTGTAAAAAATCTAAAGTATTTTTACCAGCGATAAAATAACCTGTTTGTCTATATCTTTCTCTAATTTTCTGATCTATATCATACAATTCACAAACTGGATGCTCTAGTGTATTTGTTAAGTCTTCTTTAGTTTCAGCTCCTCCTCTCCCGTTGTAAAAAAGATAGTCATATACTCCTTCTACAAAGTATGGATATTCTAAATATTTAGGATACATTGAAAAGATGTTATCAACATATTTAGTAGCAATTGAATCGCTATCTACATATGCGACTGTTTCTACATATTTTTCTAAAACATCTTTGACTACTTTTGGTCTTTGTATTAACATTTTATAAATGTTAGAGTTTCCTCTATTTATGTAAAAGTTATCACCAATAGTGTTATACATTTCGGAATCCACTTCTAAATCACATATCCAATTTATTGTATGGCAGTTTTCTATATCTAAAACTCTATCTGAATTCATCAGATAGACATAAATTGGGTGATTACTTGATTTTCTTATTGATTCAGCACATAATTTCGATATTTCAAAGTATTTTTCATTTGAATAAAGAACATATCCAAATTTATGTTTAGAATTTTCCTTTATTATATTTTCTAATAATTTTGAGTCTTTATTAGTATCCCCTTTCAAGAAATGGCAATTTTGTTCATTATTATAGATTCCACAATATGTCTGTAAGTTGAACATTAGTATCGGTATATCATAACAGAGAGTTTCTTTTATGACGAGTGGATTTAATTCAAATCGTGAAGTAAAAAGAAACACATCACATGCTTCAATAAAGTTTTTGACATCTGATCTTTCTCCCCAAATTCTACAATTATCTGGTTTATTTTCAATTACTGGACCCCAATAATCTTGAAAATTACCCGCTAAGTTACCTACAAAATGAAATTCGTAATTTTTGTCTAAAAAATGTTTAGCAATTTCAAATGCGTATCCTTGATTTTTTCCGGAAGTAAATAACCCAACATTTAAGACGTGTATTTTATTAGGGTCAAGTCCTAATTCGACTTGAGATTTATATTTGTTTCGACTTTTTTTATCAATTGGATATTCGATGACCGTCGAATCCACTCCTAAATGTTTGTACATTTCTAATGACCACTGAGATACAAATGTAAATTTATCTGGAAGATATCTTTTAAGTCCGGAATTGTTATGAGAACTATGAGTTGTCTCTATTATTTTCCAATTTCTTTCACTGCAATAAATCTTTTTAAGTATCTCTTCTTTAATGAATGTTTCGGATATCTCTTCAATTAAAATTAATTCTGGTGATAATTCATCAATAATTGAAATTATTTTTTCTTTATTTTCATAAAGTGGAATAAAGTTATCGCCAAGTATTTCGATAACAGCATTTCTTTGAACAACAAAATCTGATGATAAAAAATCATATTCTATACACCAAATATCATAGGTGTCTTTTAAAATTTGTATTTTATTTAGAGTGAATTGTGGAGCTCCTCCTGTTGAAAAGTGAGAAGAAATTATTAAAAGTCTCTGTTTCATCAATAAATTATATTGTCAATAAAATAAAAGTTTCTTTTTTAATATATACTCTATGAAATTGACAAAATTCTTTGAGTTTAAAAGAGGAGCTTTTACTCCAATTAAGTCATTTAGGATTCAAAATGAATTACCTTCAAAGTTGTGGGATAATTTTGAATTGGACGGTGATATTAAAAAACAGTTATTACAAATTGCTCAGGATTTCTTTGAAGGAACTGAAATAAAAACGGATGTTGTTGATATAGTTTTATGTGGATCTCTGTGTAATTATAATTGGTCTGAAAAATATTCAGACTATGATTTACATATAACTATAGATTATAAAAATGTTGATGAAGACTATGATTTAGTTGAAAAACTATGTGATTATGCTAAGAAAATTTGGAACCAACAACATGATATTAAAATAAAGGGTTATGAGGTTGAGGTTTGTATTCAGGATGATGCAATTATGCGTGATGAGTTAAAAACCGGAAAAATGGGAGGAGTCTACTCATTGATGAATGATAAATGGGTTAAAAAACCAGAAAAAGTTGATTTTAAACCAAATGAGAGAATGATTAAAGAAAAATCTAAGACTATTATAATGTCTATAGATGATATTGAATCCGATTCTAAAGAAAAGGACTTTGATGAACTAGAACCAAAGATAAAAAAGGTTTGGAAAAAGATAAAAAGTTATCGACAAAGTGGATTAGATTCCGAAAGTGGTGAATTTTCATTGGGTAACTTAGTATTTAAGTTACTAAGAAGAAATGGATATATCGGAAAAATCATGGAAATGAAAAGAAAATTATACGACAAACAATTTAAATAATATGGATATTAAAATTTCAGAAATACAAGAACTATTTAAAGAGATATTCGAGGAAGAAGAGGGAATTGCTTCTTCCGTAGAGATAGTTTATGAGATGTCACCAGATGAAAAGTTTTATAAGATGGTGATATCTATTCAGGGTTTAGAAACTGAAGATGTTTCTATTATACATACAAAGTACATATTCAAAGTTGATTTAAATAAAAAAAATCTAATTGAGAATTCTTTTATTTACTTATATGATATAAATTGTGTTTATCACAAAATTGAGTTTGAAAATGTATTAGATGTTAAGAAGAAAATTGAAGATATCATAGACTCAAATGATTTTGGTCAAGATTTACAAATTCTTTCAGACTTTATTGAAGCACCCGCTATGTTTTTAAATTACTACATGCGTAGAGCAAAAATCACTGACTATTCGGTCTTTGATGTTGAGTATCAACCAAAGTTTAAAACAACTCCTTGTGATGAAACCACATTTGACTTTAAAATCAACATAAATAATAACTATAATATGGAGTTGTCAATTTCTAAGGTTGATAAAACAAGTGAGGATGAAATAGACATATATAAATACCAATTTCGTTTTATGGATGAGATAGAGACGTTTGAAACAGACACTCTTAAAAACCTGCACTTCTTTATTGGTGACCATGTCGCTAAAATATTAGATAAAAAACTTAAAAATAAATAATGAAATATTTACATAAGTTTTTACAACATTTAAATGAATCTCAGGATATAACAGATCTTTCTAAAGAAGAGTTAGATGAGATGTTACTTCCTATAAAGGATTTGGATATTGAATATTCTTTTCAGCCACCAAGAACAATCACAGAAGGTGAATATGAGGGATATACTTCAATGAATATCATATTCAGAAATTCATTTAAAACTGGACCTATGGGTGGTTACACCGAAATGATAATTGATGATAAGTTTTGGGAGTTTTTAGATGAACTTATATCTTTTAAAAATCGTTTAGAAAGTGTCCAGGTGTCAATTAATACTAGTTGGAAATGGGGTATTGTCGTTTGTTTTATTCAAAATGCAAAAGTAGAAGGCGATTTATTCAAAGTTCAAAAATTGTACAATGAAATGTCCAAAAGGACAAGTGCTGCAAAAAGTGATTTTGTAAATGGTATTGTGAAAAGATTAAATAAAGAAGAATTTAAAATTACTGTAAATTGTAATGGTTTTGGACCTGGTAGTTATACTGATAGAAAGTGGAATGGTCTTTTTAGGGGAATAGATTTCTCTGATTTCGATGTTGAGAAAAATATAACAGAGGACCGATACGGTGATAAACAGGCAGAGATTACAATAACTATTAAAAAGTAATTTCTGGAGGAATATCAAAAATTTAATATATATCACAAAATTTTAGCATTTTTAAATGGCTACTTATAACAATTTTAATACATCAGGATTTGGTCAGAATTTCATAGGAAATAACTCAGCAATAGAAAATAAAGGATTATTTAGTAGAATCTTAAGAACACTTTCTAATTATGGTATGAACTATGATGACATGATTATAAAAAATCAAGTCGGTATTGGAATCAATGAAGATCCTTACTCAGCAAAGGGTAATTCTATGTATGATTTCTTTTCACAAAGAGCTGTTGCTTCAGTTTTAAATAGAAAATCAATTCCTTATTTAGATAAGTCATATGCTGATAAAAGAAGAATTTTAAGAGAGTATTCAATTAAAGATGAAATTAGAGATTTTGTTTCTGCTATATCAGATGAGACAGTAGTTTATAACGAGGATAAAGACTTTTGTTCACCAAGACCGCTGCCTACTGATTATTCACAAGAAATAACAGATAAGTATCAAGAATTTTTTGAGAGATTATACACAAAATTTGGATTCTCGGATAATATCACCGCTTGGAATATGTTGAGAGATTTCTTAATTGATGGATATATTGCAATTGAAATAATTTATGATGATAAAAAGAAAAATGTTATCGGATTCAACAGATTGAGACCCGAGACATTAGTTCCGGCTTATGAGCCAAATGTTGGCCACCTTTGGATTCAGTTTCCAGAAGATCCTCAACTTAGGAGAATTTTCTTAGATTCTCAGATTATTTATATATCATATTCCACTCAAAATGATTATTCGGAAACTTCTTATGTGGAAGGATTAATCAAGCCTTATAACCAATTAAAAATTCTTGAACAAACAAGAATTATGTGGAACGTAACAAATGCAATGATTTGGCAAAAATTTACAATTCCAATTAAAGGTTTATCTCGTCAAAGAGCAGAAGAACAGATAGGTCAATTAATTCATGACTATTCGGAGGAAGTTGAATGGGATGATACCTTAGGAACTTTATCAATAAATGGGTCTAAGCACTTACACTATAACAAACAAATCTGGTTTCCAGAAGGAGATGCCGGAACACCGGGATTTGAAATCGTTAAACAAGAGGGACATGACTTAAATGATGAAACAATGTTAAAGTGGTTTCACCAAGGACTTAAAAGAGCTTCAAAAATTCCACTTACTCGTTTTGAGGGTGACTCGGGTGGTGGTAACTTAATAACAGATGCCGCTGAGATGACAAGAGATGAAATTAAGTTTCATAATTTTATTAGTAGATTGAGAGCAAATTTTAAAGAGATTATTGTTAAGCCTCTTAAATTACAAATGCTAATCGAGTTTCCTGAGTTAAAGGATGATGAAGTTTTTGTTAATAGCGTTGATATCATTTTCTATACTAATCAGATTTTTGAAGAATGGAAAAAAATAAATAATTTAGCTAAAAGAGCTGAGGCTGTTACTACATTAACCGGAATTATGAATGGAGAACAACCATATTTTCACATTGAGTGGATTATGGATAATGTCTTTAAATTAACACCTGAAGAAAAAACTGAAAACCAAAGATATTGGGCTAAAGATGCCGCTAATAAAGCGGCTGCTGGTGCGGCTGGTGCTGCTCCTGGTGCTGAAGGTGGTGCTCCAGTTGAAGGAGAAATGCCGGCTGAAGGTGGAGAAGCTCCTGTTGAGGGTGGTGGTGAAGCTCAAGCAGGAGCTCAAGATGCTCCAGAGGCACCTGCTGAAGGAGGAGGAGAAGCGCCCGCTGAAGGAGGAGAATTTGAGTTTTAAGAGTTAAGAATGTCTAAGTCAAAGTCGGTAAGAGAATCAATTCCTTTATCTAAAATTTTATCTAAGATATCATCTTTTGAAATCCATTCTTTTTTATATTTTTTTATCAAATATAAAATTTCTTCCTCGACATTCCTTTGATAATTGTTGTAGTATTTTGTTTTTATAAAATCGTCATTGATTATTTGTCTTGTTAAATCAATCAATTTAAATTTTAAATTATAACTATTGTAGAGGATATCTAGCTTTTTTAGCAAATAATCATTTAGAATTGCAAACATACATTCAAAGTTATTCTCGTCTGTATATTCTACTATAGATATTTTACTGTATAGACTTTGAATATACTCTACCTCTGTAGAGCTCATTTTTTTCAATAATTTATCCAACTCATACTGAGTGTGTTGAGTTACAACTTTATAAAATTTCATGCCGCCATTTTTGGTAATTCAAAATAAAAATTATCTATTTGACCTTCTATATTTATATGTTGAAATAGTTTTAAATCTATGTCGGATTCAAGTATATTTTTAACTTTTTTACCCCAGTTCGTGTCTAAAAAGGTAACATCAATTTTTAAGTTAATGATTTGGTTGTTTAGGATAATAAAAACAAATTTATTTATAACAGAACAAACATTTACCAAAGCGGTTGTGTATTTAAAATCATCCGAAACACTAACATAAAAGACACTTTGATTATTTGGTATTTCAACATCAAATTGAATTTTTTTACCTTCTTCTAATAAAATATTTAGGTTTATTTCTCTTTTGTATTTTTTCCAATTACTAAATCGTGATAGAATGTCTTCATAATCCTCTATTTTGGAATTATTTAATTCTATTTCAAATGTCCTTTTCATTAGAATAATTTAAAGTCAATTTGCTTTTTTTCTAAATCAACTGTTGATACTATAACTTTTAAAGGATCCCCTAGTCTAATTTTATTACCCATTTCATCTGAAATAGTATAATGTTCTAAATCTACTTTTACTTTACCTATTGTATTATATCTTATCATTCCCTCGCATTTGGATTCGGTTAATTCTACATAAATTCCCCAATCTGTTACACCTGATACAATTCCGTCAAAAACTTGACCAATTTTATCTTGTAAAAACTCAGCTTGTTTGTATTTTATAGAGTCTCTTTGTGCTTTTGCTGCTATTAATTCTCTACTAGAACACCAACTAGCATTTTCTTCAATTTTAGCAGGATTTCCTTGTTTTCCTTTATTTAAAAAATCAAATAAAATTCTATGTGTGATTAAATCCGGATATCTTCTAATTGGAGATGTAAAGTGAGAATAGTGACTGAAACCTAATCCATAGTGACCAATGTTCTTGATAGTATATTTAGCCTTAGACATACATCTGGTAACTAAAGTCTCTATCATGTTTTCTTCAGGAGTTCCTTTTATTTCTTTTAGTAGTTGATTAATTGATTTTTTTAAATCATCTCCTTCTCCTTCTATTTTAACATTGTGTCCAAAATTCTCACAAACTCCTACTAGTTGTTGTAATTTTTCCATATTTGGTGTATCGTGTATTCTATAAACATTAAACCATTGATTTTCTGAAAGTATTTTAGCAACTGATTTGTTAGCTAGTAACATAAATTCTTCAATAAGTTTGTTAGCTTCTTTTTGTTCTTTGAAATAAACTCCAATAGGTTTTTTATTATCTTCTGCTAATTTAAAACGAACTTCAATTCCTCCCATTTCGATTGAACCATCTTTTATTCTTTTCTTTCTAATTTTCTGAGCTAATGTATTAAGAACTCTTATTTCATTGTGAAAGTCTCCGTCAGATCCTTCGATTATTTCTTGAGCTTCTTCGTAAGTAAATCTTCTATCTGAGTGTATAACCGTTTTTCCGTGCCACTCTTTAATAATTTTCCCATCTTTATCTATATTGAATATTACAGAAAAGGCCAAACGATCTTCATGTGGCTTTAGTGAGCAAATTCCGTTACTTAGTCTCTCAGGTAACATCGGAACGCATCTATCAACTAAATATACCGATGTTGCTCTTTTGTAAGCTTCTTCATCTAGTTTAGTTCCTGGTTTTACATAGTGACCAACGTCTGCTATATGAACTCCTACTTCAATATTATTTTCGTTGATTATTTGTATTGAAAGAGCGTCATCAAAATCTCTAGCATCGACCGGATCTATTGTTAGTGTTGTTACACTTCTTAAATCTTTTCTTTTTAGTATTTCATTTTCAAATATTACTTCAGGTACTAATTCTGACTCATTTAAAACTTCTTGTGGAAAATCAACCGGTAGATTATACTCATACATTATTGAGTTCATTTCCGCGTTGTTATCACCTGCGTCTCCGAGTATTTTAGTTATTTTACCCTGTGGTGACTTAGAATCTTCCCATTTTGTTAGTTCTACAATAACTTTTTGTCCGTCTTTTGCAACTAATCCACCTTTGATATAAAAATCTACTGATAATTTATCACTGTCTGGTATTACAAATGTCGACTTTTTTCCTATTTGAACTCTACCAACAAAATCTGTTCTAAATCTTGAAACTGTTTCAATTACTTTCCCCTCTAATTTCTTTTCACCTTTAAATATTTCTACTTTTACTTTATCTAAGTGTAGTGAGTTATGAGTATTTTTTCTGTGTATAAAAATTGACTTTTCTCCAATTGTTATGTTTGCATTTCCACTATTTGAGAACTCTATTTGACCTTCATATCGATCACCTTCTATTATGTTTATCATAGAAGTTGTATTATTCAGAATCTTTTTGTTTAGTTTCTTTCTTTGAAATGTTTTCTACTCCGTATTTTTTTAGGAGAGTTTTTTTCATTTTTCCCATTAATTTTTTATTCTGTATAGGGTAATCCACTCCGTAGTTTTTTTGTAAAGTCTCTTTTCTTTTCTTTTCTGAGCATTTTCTACAATTATATTCTCCCCAGTTGTTATCATATTTGACGTAGTTTTTAAAAATAACTTCTTTTTCTAAACCACACATATCACATTTGCATTTAATCTTGTAATGAGATCCTTTAGACATTAGTTCAACGGGTATTAAAAGATTTTCTCCAATTAATACTTCGTAACCAAGATCCTCATAGTATTGATAATTGGATTCAGTAATCTTAATCTTTATTTCTCTGGTAAGAATCATAAAAAACCGTTTAAAATTTAAAGTTATTTATTAAATAGTTTCTTCTTCCTACTAATGTTTTACATGTCTTTTTATTTTCAGTAGTTCTCGAGGACTATAAAAAATCCACCTTTTAAAATAGGTGGTTTTTTATTAGGAATATATACAACAACTTTAAAAGGGTAAAAAATAATTATTTTTGAATGAAACCAGTATTAATCGTAGAAAACTCTACTAGTTCGTTGATACGAGAAAATGCTTCCGGTAAAAAAGATTACGTTTTAGGTGGAACCTTCACAGAATTTGGTGTGAAGAACCGTAATGAACGTATTTACACGGCAGACAGATTCTTACCAGCGTTAGATGAGTTAAATGAAAGAATGAGCAGTTTAGGTGCTGTTTACGGTGAATTTGATCACCCAGATGTTTTTGACACTTCGTTAGCAAGAGCATCACACGTAATCACCAAGGCACAATATGTTAAAGAACAAAATATTGTATCAGGTGAAATTAGACTTCTAAGTACTTATTGGGGTAAAGAGGCAAAAGCATTAGTAGATGATGGTTGTCCAGTTTTCGTTTCTTCTAGAGCGGCTGGTATCACTGAATCGGATGGTTCTGTTTCTTTGAAGAAGTTATTTACATATGACATCGTTGCTGATCCAGGATTTGCTTCGGCTAAAATGTCTGTAAAGGTACTAAATGAATCTTTAGGTTATACTAACCCAAAATCTAACTTTAGGATATATGAAATGTCCGACGAGTCAAAAATAAATGAATTATTCAACATGAACAAGAACGAATTTGTTACAAAAAAACAGTTGACTGATTATTCAAAGTATCTAGTAAATGAGATTGCTTCTACTAAAAAAGAAGTTAAATCTGCTATTTCTAAAGGTGATATGGCTCCTAAGAAATTAGAGCAATTGCTTGAATACTATGAAGAATTAAACACAACTAATGAGAAAGTAGTTAAGTATTTAGATTACTTAGCAGAGAAAATTCAGGTAGTGGTTAATGAGAACAAATCTCTTAAATCTACAACTGAGAAATTAGCTAAACACAATGACTATTTAGCTGAAAATCTTGAAAAGGCTATTAATTACACTGAGTATGTAGCTGAGAATCTTGATAAAAACATTGAGTATTCTGAGTATGTAGCAGAAAACTTAGATAAAAACATTTCTTATTCTGAGTATATCGCTGAGAATCTTGATAAGAATATTTCTTATTCTGAGTATTTAGCAGAAAACTTAGATAAAAACATTGCTTACTCTGAATACATCGCAGAAAACTTAGACAAAAACATTGCTTACTCTGAATACATCGCAGAAAACTTAGACAAAAACATTGCTTACTCTGAATATATCGCAGAACATGTTGATAATTCAATTGCTTACTCTGAGTATTTAGCAGAACATGTTGAAGGTAACATCGCTTACTCTGAGTACATTGCTGAGCATTTAGATGATAATATCGCTTATTCAGAATATATCGCAGAAAATTTAGATAAATCAATTTCTTATCAAGGAATGATTGTTGAGAAATTAAACTCTAAAGGTGGTAAATTATTTGAAAATAATGAAGAAGAGAATTTTCCTTCACTTTCAGCTGCAGGTTTTGAAGCAGTAGAAGACGAGGATGAGAATGAAAACAATTATGATTATAAAGGTGTTCCTTCTCATGAAGAGGAAGAATCCTATTCTTATGAAAATGAAGATGAAAACGAAGATGATGAAGAATGTGGTCCAAATTCTTATGAAGTAAGTGGTCACGAAGATTCTGAATTGTCTGAGTCAATTAATAAACTTATTGAAGAAGCTAAAAAACGTAAAGTTTCTGAAACAACTGACTTGAATTTCTTAAAATTCTTAAACAAGTCACAAGTTGACAGCTTTTATGCACTTTCTGATGAAGAACAAGAAACTGTTAAACTACACATAAACGAAAGTAGTTATTTTACACAGAAGGAAGTTCTATCATTAATCGCTGAAGCTCTATCTACAAAGAATGAAACTCTAGAAGAAAGAGTAATCAGATTAATGCCTGAAAACACTAAGGCAATCTGGAGTCAAATGAACGAATCAGCTAAAAAATCTATCTTATCACAAGCTAGACTTTATCCATCTGAAGTTTTAATGACTGAATCACAAGTTGAGCATTTCTGGTTAACTAGAAACCTCAAAAAGAATGAATCTGTAACTAAAAAATTAGTTGCTCACGAGACTTTGATACAAGAAGATAAACTTTCTGATAATGAAGCTCAAGCTATTTTAGAAAGATTCAAAAAGATTTAATCTATAAAAAATCCACACCTTCAAAAATTAGGGAAATAAAGGGTTATATATAGATAACAAAAAAAAATAAATTTAAACTATGTCACACATTAGAATAGACAAATCAAAAGCTCTTAAGAAGTGGTCTCCAGTTCTTGAGAACATGGGTGTAGCAGGTGAAGACAGACTTGATTGGATGTCAGAATATGCTGAGTATCACTCAATTAATGAGAACGCGTATGTAAACGCTTCTAACGTAGCTGGTATGGGTGCAGTATTGAACCCAGTAATTGGTGGTCCTGCTGGAACAACAGTAGGTGCTAACTACACAGGAACTCCTGGTTCTGGTGATGTTGGTCAAAACCTATTACCTGTAGCTATGAAAATCGCAGCTCAAACAATCGGTCTTGACCTTGTTGCTGTTAAACCTTCTCCAGGTCCAAAAATCGACTTACTTTACATTGACTTCCAATATGATGATACAAGATTGGGACAACAAGATGAAAGACCACAAGTTTTCAAATTAAACGTTGATGATGCTGCTCAGAAAGCTGCTGTAAATGCTACTTTGACAGCTAACGCTGGTGCTCAAACACAAGGTGGTCTTCAAGGAAGATGGTTCACAAACATCTACGGTTCAACTGTAAATGCTGCTGCTGATCCAGGTGGTTCTAGAGCGGGTGTTGTTGAATTCTTAGGATTCTCTCGTATTGATGGTTATCCAATGTTTAGAGCTTTCAGACAATTTAATACATCTCATACAGCTGTTAATAGTGGTGCTGGTGCTCTTTGGTCATTTGATGAAACAAGAAACACTTTCAATGCAACTATGTCAATGGTTGATCAAATCGCTACAGTAGGTACTGTATCTGTTACTCCAGGTGCTGCTAACTTAACAGTTGAATTAGTATCAGCTCTTGAAGATCATATCCCTGGATTCTCTTCAAACTGGACATCAGGAGCTTCTGGATTTACTGGAAACTACCCAATGTCTCGTCAGGATGATGATGATACTTACTCAGGTGTTATCGGTCCAAAAATCTCTTCTAAAACTATCGCAGTTGGTACTATCGAAGTATCTTCAGCTCTTAGAAGAACTGAAATTGAAGATATCAAAGCTAACACAGGTATGGATATCGTTCAAAAAATGGAATCTATTCTTGTTAATGAATTATCTCAAACAATCTCTAAGCAAATCGTTGCTAAGATTTTTGAATTAGGTGATCTTAACAGAACTTCAGCTCCAGCAGCAGGTGCAGCATTAACTGGTGACCCAGCTGGTAAGACTATCTTCGACTTAAACACAGCTTATGTTGGTACAGGTGGTCCTGGTGGTGAAACTACTCACGCTGTTCAAAGAAAGCTTGTCACTAAGATTGCTCACGCTTCTAACTATATCGCAACTGAAGGTCGTGTAGGTCCTGCTCAGTACGTTATTACAAACGGAGGTCTTGCTGCAGCTCTATCTGATATCGCTGGTTATACAATTAACCCGTTGAAGTCTAAAATGAATGCTTCTGGACAACTTTACCCTGTAGGTTCAATTGGTGATATTTCAATCTATGTTGATCCATATATGAAATATAACGACAACAGAATCGTTCTTGGTAGAAAGAACAATCCTGACCAACCAGGTATCATTTTCGTACCTTACTTAATGGCTCAGTCAATCTCTATCATTTCTGAAGCTACATTCGCTCCAAGAATGTTACTAAGAAGTAGATATGCAGTTGCTGAAGTTGGTTGGTTCCCACAAAAGCAATTTATGACTATCAAAGTTGTAGATGCAGCTGGTTTCCTTAACTAATATTAAGTTACCAAATATTCAAAAAAGACCTCTAAATGAGGTCTTTTTTGTTTTATATAAATAATATATATGTAATGAAATATTTGAAATATTTTGAAAGTAAAAAGCCTAAATTCCCAGATATCAAAAAGATTGAAGTTGATGGTTTTTTTCTACAATATGGAAGAGATGCTAAATCAAATGACTATTTAACTTTTAATGTTGCTGAGGATGAAGATATTTGGATGCACGTTAAAGGTGTTCCTGGTTCTCATGTTGTTATAAGAGTTAGAGAAAACTTACCTACACCTGAAATATTAAAATATGCCGCTGAAATTGCTAAAAAGAATTCAAAAGCAGCTAAAGAACCTTCTGTCAAAGTGGTTTATTGTCAAAGAAAGTTTGTCAAAAAAGAACCTGGTATGAATGATGGTCAAGTTAAAGTTGATTATATAAATGCGGAAGAAATCACTATTTAAATTTAATATATACTGATATGAATTTATTTAAATTTAATCAAATATTTGAGGCTGGAACACAGTCTATAACTGATCCAAATAGAAATATACCAACTGGTGCATATAAATCTAAAGAAGATGTTTTCAAAAAAGAAGCACCAAAAGACGTAGATAGGAGTGCTAGAATTAAAATTTCTAGTGAATTAGAAAAAGTTCTTAAGAAAATGGAAGATAATGATAGTTATCTTGCATTTGAAATGCTTTGGTTGGGTGAGCCTGGATCTAAGTATCAAAATGGTTTAGGAATTACAGATGTTACAATTTCAAATAAGGCTTATTGTTTTGAGGTAACTATTGGTGGTAAAAAATTTGATATGAAGATTGGTAAGTTCTTTAGATATTATTGGCCTGGTCTTCTTACTGAAGATGAAATAAAGTCTTTTATTTATCAATACAATGATATGGTTTCTGATAATATCGGAGATGAATCTACGACTTCCGCTCAAAGAATACAAGTGCCTTCTTTTACTTATAATCCAAAGGATGTTAAGGCAACTTTTCTGTCTTTGACTACTAAAACTTATCCTCATTTTGATGATTGTAGACATGAAAAAGAAGTATTACAGTTTTTACCAAAAGACTTAAAAAGAGACGAAGTTGGTAATTATTATAAAATAATAGGAAGTGATAAACCAACAATAATGTTTACTTGTCACTTAGATACCGCCGATAGAGAGCAAAAAACTACTAAACTTTTTCAAGCAAATGGTAGAGTATCGGAAGAGGGATATTCTTTTAGACTAATTAAAACTGGATCTGGTGATGAGCATATCTACACTGATGGATCTTCAATTTTAGGAGCCGATGATAAAGCAGGAACTGCTGTTATGTTATATATGATGACTAACAATGTGCCGGGAATTTACTATTTCTTTATTGGTGAGGAAAGAGGTGGAATTGGTTCAAATGCACTCTCTTCAATATATGATAGATGTGAATATCTTACTGATGTTAAAGCTTGTGTATCATTTGATAGAAGAAGAACTACATCTGTGATTACTCATCAGTTGGGAAGACAATGTTGTTCAAATGAGTTTGGACAAGCACTTTGTGACGAATATAACAAAAGCGGTTTAAATCTTTCATTAGATACAACTGGTGTTTATACTGATTCGGCTTCTCTAATGGAGGATATTGCTGAATGTACTAATATATCTGTTGGTTATTATAACGAACACAGAGGAACAGAAATGCAAAATATGACTTACCTCATTAAGTTAGCAGAGGCTTCTGTTAAAGTTGATTGGAATAAACTTCCGATTAAAAGAAAGGTTGGTTATAATGAAGAATTATTTGCAAAACATAAGAATCTTATAAACGAGATTAAAAAGAATGTATTTGGGATTGATGTAAAGGTCATTGGTAAAGATGATAGAATATTTGTTAGTTTAGATTTAGAAGAGACTGATATGGGTGAAATTTATGATTCACTTATAAGAATACAGACAATACTTAACAAGTACAAAATAGAGGATTTAGGAATCTTTGATGAAACATATTTTAAAATAGAGCTAAAGTAATATGAAAATAAAAACATTTATAAAATATTTAGAAAATATCAGAGAAGACGAATTTAGTCATCTTAATAACGAACTTTCTGCTAATAAGAAAAATGAAGCTCGTTGGCCAGAAGATGATTATGGATATGATGATGATTCTACTAAAGATTATGGAGATTATGATGATTGGTATGACGATGAAAGTACGCGTGATAACTCGAGAAAATCATCAAATCCTAAATTCGATGATGAAGATGATGACTATGGATATGAATCAGATGATGATGATGATGATGATGACGTGCAACATTTAACTTATTTGCTTCGTCAAATGTTTAGAAACTCGGGTGTTGATAATGTTCAGATTACGGCAAAAAGAAATGAGGATATTGTCATTGAAGTTAATATGGCAAAAAAAGAGACACTTAGAAGTATTATTAAAGTTTTTGAAGTAGCTAACAAACTTAAAAGAGATATATTAGCTCAATATGATGCTGAATTTGACATTTGGCAATCGAAATCCGGTGGTGGAATACTTTCGTTTGGTTTTACATTAGATGAAGGTTTAGAAGATGATAATATGCCATTTTAATTAAACTTTTTCTTATTTTCAAATATTATATATACATTTGTAAAATAATTACAATGACTATGGGGATGTCATAGAATAGATTCATAGAGTAGTGGTAGTTATGCAGGTGTCGGGTGGTTAAATGACCGACTAATAAATTAGGTAACAAAAGTCGTAAATGGCAAAACAAATGAAGTAGCATCCCGTGAAGATTTAGTAGCGGCGTTACAAAACAACATGCTTAAGGCAGAAGAGCTAGCAGTAGTTTAAGCTTTTAAGCTAATCGCAAAAATTCTCCAGCTGAATCACACAGTTTAAAATGTGAAACCAGAATTGTTAGAGTGATGGGTTAGTTCAACTAAATATTTTGTGAGTTTAGAAAAATTTCACTAAGCCTGTAAATGAATAATTATTGTTAGCTAGGGAAGACACCGGAGGCAGAGCCGGTCATCTCCACTAAAATTAAGTCCGCCTAAGGTGGACTTTTTTAATTTATAACATATAAGAATTATGAGTTATATCAATTCTTTTAGAGGTCGTTATTATTTCCTTTCAAACTTTTATCCCTGTAAAATTGAACATAAAGGAATTACATATCCTTCTGTAGAACACTATTATGTTGCTCTAAAAGTTACTCAAATGCAATTCATTGATGGTGTTTATTATACTGCTCCTGATTTTAGAGAGTTAATTGCTAGAATACCAGATGCTGGTGATGTAAAAAAATTAGGAAGTCGAGTAAAAGTTAGACAAGATTGGGAAGAAAAAAAATTAGACTTTATGAATTGGGGAATTCGTGAAAAATTCAAAGATCCTAAATTATGCGAGATGTTATTGGATACTGGTAAATTAGAACTTATAGAGGGTAACTTTTGGCACGATGTCTTTTGGGGTCAGTGTTCTTGTCCAAAATGTAATAGTATTGGTGAAAATCATTTAGGTAAAATTTTAATGAAGATTAGAGAAGAATTAAGACAACAAAATGAAAGACCTTCACTAGAAGAACAAATTAAAAATCAAAATAAATAAAATGGCGGTAATAAGTTATTTCGGAGGTAAGAGTTCCTCAGCATTTCAAGAATTAATCAATACAAAAATCCCAAAAACTGGAATTAAAACGTATTTAGAACCTTTTTCTGGTTCAATGGGAACGTATATGGATGACGATCAACTTAAATTCGATGTAGTTGTCTATAATGATAAAAATCGTCATCAGGTGAACTTATACAAGTGTTCATCACAACCTGAGGAGTTCCTACCTTATTTAGAGAATTTAAAAAATACTCTTCTTTTCACAGAAGAAACAGATCCATTAAAGAAATGGGATTTCTATAAAAAGATTTATAAAGAATATCAAAAAAATGATTTCTTAGATGATATGAATTTTGAAATTGGTGATTTTGAGAAAGCCGCTATTTATGCTTTTCTTATCACTTCTGCTCATAACTCTGTTTATCCTCGAGGTGCTGGTTTCAATGGTTATAAAAAAGATAAAGACCGTTTGAAATTAGAAGTTCTTATTGATAAATTGAAAAAAAATAAATATACTCCTAAATTACAATCAATTACTGATTTCTTAAATATTGATTTTGAAGAACTTATTACAAAATATGATTCAGAAGATACTTATCTTTATTTGGATCCACCATACTTCAGACCAGATGAAAATGGTGAAGATGACGCTAAAAGATTGTTTTGGTATGGTGCTGACAAAGAAGGAATGTTTGGACCAGCTTCTCATAGAAGACTATTGGAGTTAATCAAAAAGACTAAGTGTCGTTGGTCACTTTCTTATTATTATTTTCCTCTTTTAGAAGAGTTATTACCTAAAGATAAATACGTTTGGACAGAGAAAGAAGTATTTAGAAGTTCGGCTCAAGGTGGAAACAACTCTGATTTAAAATCCGAACAAGCTAAAGGTATTGAGTTGTTAATTATGAATTACGATCCCAAAACCGGTATTAAACTATAATGACTGTTAAACTTCAACCTAATATATTTAATGTGAATAGTTCAACTGGTGATTCTGTTCTTAGAATAGAACCAGATGGTTATTGTGTTATAAAAAAATTAGCTCTACTTGATGATGTCACTGGTAACAAATGGGAAATTAGAATATCAAACGGTGAGATAATAGTAGAACCAATTGAAATAGAAGATAAAAGAGAGAATAAACTTAGTAAAATATTAAAAAATGTTTGATCATTTAGATAGAATTGAAAAATTAGGATTTACTATAAACTTAAATTGGAATAAATCAATTGATATTATCTATGACACTGAACAGCCATTAGATGTTAGAATTTTATTTTGTGCTTATGATTCAGTTTCGGAACCTTCTTATGAAGATATAGTTGAGACTGCATGTGATTTCTTTTATATGTGGTATAATAAAAATTTAGAAACACTTAAAGATTATGAGATTGACTCAACAGATTCAAATTTTGATAAATTACTTGATACTGGTTTAGGTGATATAACAAAACAAGTTTATAGAGACTTTAATATTGACAATCTATTAGATTAGCCTTTTCCATATTTTTGAGCACTTGCTCTAATCCTTTTGATGTGTCCTTCTAAAACTTTAAATTTTGTTGTAAAATCCTTATCAAAGTTATATAGATCATCAATAGCTAGTTGTGACATTTCAGAGTCTCTTTCTACAGAAGTTTCTGCTTTCTTTTTCCAAATTTGAATAAGTTTTTTAGGGTCATATTTATTCTTTGGATGTTGAGAATAAAGAAATTCGGGTAGTAATGTAAAATGAATTCTGTGTGCTTGAGCAATTTGAATAGCATTATATTCCATTAAACAATACTCTAGTTTCAATCTTTTTAACTCATTATACATTGGCTCAAATTTAACTTTTATAAAGTGTCTGCCTTTTAGTCTTTCACACTTTTCAAAATCAGCTTCTGTAAGATACTTATCAAAAATAGCCACTCTTACCTCTAAAGGTAGAAAATTAAAATTTACACATAGTAAAATAATTTTATTACTATAAACTTTTACATCAACTACAAAAACAGGAGACCATTTGACCCAGTTAGAGTCATCTTTATAGTGAAAAAAATAAAATTGACCTTTTATAATATTTGTGACAGGAGTTGATTTGACATAATCATCTGACTTTAAATATCTTTGATAGAAGTCGAGAGAATTTTGCTTAAAAAAACTTGGAACGTCATTGCTTTTTACAAACTTATTTAGTTTTAGTCTTTCATATAGTTCTCCCATAGGGTTTAAAGTTTATTTTATATATAAAATAAATAGAATCCTTTATTTATGTTAAATTCTAAACCAAGTAATAAGAACTATAATCAGGGTAATTATATACCTAAGTTTAAAGATAAAGTCATAAAGTTAAATACTTATGGTGGTGTCTATTTTAGAAGTTCTTGGGAAAAGAAGATAATGACTTGGTTAGACCACAATACTAAAATTACAAAGTGGGGGGCTGAATGTATGAGAATACCTTATCAAATGACCCATTTTGAAAACGGAGATACAAAAATTAAAGAGCATTGTTACTATCCTGATTTTTACTATGAAATGAGACTGGAAGATGGATCTTTAAAACAAGTAGTGGTTGAAGTTAAGCCAATGAAAGAGTATAAAATGGTTCAAGACTTAAATGAAGGTCGGTTAGTTGTTCCTCAGTCTGGTGCAAAAAAGTTAAAAAACTTTGAATACGATTTAAAAATGGCTTATAAGAATAAGAATAAGTGGGAAACTATGATATCATATTGTAATAAGAAGGGATATGAATTTATTATAATAACTGAAGATCACTTAAAAAAGTTTAATGTTTAAAAAATAAGTTAAAACTATCAAAGTCATTAACACTATTGAGATTATAGGTGTTATTAAGTTAGATATTTTGTATAATTTAGTTGAAAAACGATATGACAAAAACTTTACTATAGTCAGTGAGATAAGTATCAACACTGGGGTGTATAATTTCAAATAAATTCCAAAAATTATCCACATCCAGTATAAAATTTTAGTAATATAAAATAAAATTAAAGTCTTATTACTTTTTGACAAATCTATTTGATGAAACCTAATATCAATTTTAGTAATATTGGAAAGATAAAAAAGATTCATCCAAATAAAGAGAGGAATAAGTGATAAGTAAGATATCATGCTTGTTTTATTTTTTTAAAACCAATTAGGTTATTGAATTCAACTTCTGTTATTCTTATATTTTTGTTTATTGAGAGTATATCCCATAATTCTTCTGATATTTTAACAAATGATTCTCTACCTACTATCCTTTCGTAAGTATCTGGTACTTCTTCTGTTCTGTTGTTATAAAAATTTTCAACATATCTATTTCTATATTCTTTATCAATATGTAAAGTGCATCCATCGGGTGATATTGAGTTATCACTAAACGACTCTTCCCAAATTTGTATAATAGCTAATCTCATATTACAAAAGTATATTTATTTATCTAAACTTTGTTTTAAAATTTAATAAAATAAAAAAAAACACTTTTATGAAAATTAAATTAGAGTATATTTGGTTAGATGGTTCCGAGCCCCAGCAACTCAGAAGTAAAACAAAAATAGTTGATAAAGCAGAAACTATGAATCCCGAGGACTACTCAATGTGGTCTTTTGATGGTAGTTCAACTCTTCAAGCAGAGGCAGGTAAAGGTAAAAACACAGATTGTTTGTTAAAACCAGTATTTGTTTGTAAAGATCCATTTAGAGAATATCCTAATAAATTAGTATTTTGTGAGGTTTTGAGTCCAGATGGAACTAATCATCCAACAAACAATAGAAGAAAATTAGCTTCTATTGTAGATGGTTTAAATCTTAATTCTTTAATTAAGAATGATGCTCCTTGGTTTGGTTGGGAACAAGAATACACTTTGACTCATAAGCCGGGTATGCCTTTTGGAGAGGGTGTTGGTTTGCCTTTGGGATTTGAAGTTGGTAAAACTCCAAGAGCACAAGGTGACTACTATTGTGGAATTGGGGCTGATACAGTAATTGGTCGTCAAATTGTTGAGGAGCATATGGATATGTGTTTAGAGATTGGTTTAGATATCTCGGGAATCAATGCCGAAGTTCTACTTGGACAATGGGAATATCAAATTGGTCCTGTTACGGCTCTCAACGGTTCTGATCAACTTTGGATATCAAGATATATCTTAGAAAGAGTTGCTGAAAAACATAGTGTTAATGTTTCTTTGCATCCAAAGCCTATCAAAGGTGACTGGAATGGAACAGGGTGTCACGTTAATTTCTCTTCTAAAGAAATGAGAGAAGATGGTGGTATTGAATTGATTAAAGAAACAATGCCAAAACTTGAATCATCTCATATGGAACATATTGAAGTTTATGGTTTGCATAACGAACAAAGATTGACCGGTGAGCATGAGACATCGGGAATTCATGAATTTAGCTATGGGTATAGCACTAGAGATACATCTATTAGAATTCCGGCTCAATCACTTGTGGATGGACGAGGATATTTTGAAGATAGAAGACCATCTTCAAATTGTGATCCTTATTTGGTATCTGCTAAAATGTTAGAAACAGTTTATTCGTAAAAAACAAAAACCCACTTTTAAGTGGGTTTTTTAATGACTTATATTCTATTTAGATTGAGTGAAGACCTTGTCCATCGTTACTTCCTTCAATTGATATTAATTTAATCTGATTTTCGTTATCACCTTTCTTTTTATAGATTTCATTAAATCCTTTGGCTATTCCTCTTTTAAATACTTCGGTGAAGTAAGCAAATGCGTTAACTGATTTGTCTTCATTAAAATTGTACCAGTTTTGGAACATATCTAAAAGTCCAGATTGATAACAGTCTAATTTGTCATCATTTGACCAGTATCTCATTTTTTTTATTGTTTTTTTGGCTAGGAGTTCTAACATTTTTTCGGCGTTTCTGGTAAGTTTGCCTTGTGCTTTTGATACGATAATTTCTACGTATAGATCTTTATTATTTAAATACATTCATTAAGCTTTATTTTTAAGAAATAATCTGATTATTTCTTTGAAGCTTTTTACTTCATGTTATATATTAATTTATTTAAAAAGTTTATAAAACAAAAAAATCCTCAAATTTCTTTGAGGATTTAATTTTTATATTTTAAAAAAATTAAAGTTTAATTCTTTCTTTATATTGAAGTTCTTTAACACCACCAAGTTCAGCTTTAAGAACTACTTCTCTTTTTTCTAAGTTTTTAAGAGCGGTAGTTAAAACTTCTGATTCGCCTATCATTTGAATTGATCCTCTGACTTTTTCAATGTTGAATTGAACATCTTCTAGCTTTAAACTGATTTCTCTTTCTTTATCTTCAAGTTTTCTTTTAACAACAGTTTCTTTAGATAATTTATTTTCATAAAAGTAAGTTAAATCATAGTTTAACTCATTTCTTACTTCATTTACTAATTCTAAAGCCGATTCGTATTTAAAGAAAGAATTTCCATATCTTTCATCACATCTGTAAAGATAAGTGTTGTTTTTGTAGTTAAATGCGTAGCACTCTAAGTGAGGATTTATGAGGTTTTCAATTTTCTTAACTACGTCTAATTCTACAAATTTGTCTAAATTTTCAGATACTTCTAATAAAATTGGATAGAAGTTCTTATTTACGATTGGAACAATCGGAGAATTAAATAAAGACTCAAGTGTAGTGTCTGAGTTTAATTCGTCGTCATTTATGTAGATTCCTCCTTTTTTAGAAACGGAAAGACCTAATGTAAGATATTCAGAAATTCTGAAATTAATTCTATCCTCATTAACTGTAGCATATTTCATAGCAGTTTCTAAAGTTCTTAGAGTTCTAAGTTCTCCTTCTTCTTTAATATTTGATTCAAGTAAAGTTTTTTCGATTGTGTTTTCTGTTAAAATAAACCAAGAATCTTTGATAAGTGCGATGTGACCATTTTCTACTTGTTCTACAATTGAATAAACTGATTCCCCTTTACCCCCACTTAACAAGTTGCTTCTCTTCTCAGGAGAAGTAGTTAAATTGTGAACAAATAATTTAACTTCAGGTACCCAATCATAAACAGCTAATTCATTAAGAATTTTAGACATTCTATCTTGATCTGATTCAAGATTAATAGTTTGTAATAAAACATTAATTGGTTGTCTATAAAGCTCTCCTTGATTTTTTGAATTTAAAACATTATATAAATTCTTTAATTCATATAACAATTCATAATTAGCCATGTCATCGTTTAGGCCCTCTAAAAGAGACTTAACACTCTTATCATAAGTATAAGCTTTTAATCTCTCATTTAATGATTTGATTATTGTTTTTTCTGAGTGCTCTATGCAAGCATTCATATGTCCTTCTACTATAACAGAAATCTCTTCTTGATCAAGGGAAAGATTCTTTTTGAAGTTAAACAACTCGAGTTTAAGATTCTTCATATTTTAAAATATTATTTTTTCTTTATTACTATATATTAACACAAAAAAGTCACTTTTTGTCATTTTATAATTTTACAAAGGATTAGGATTTGTTGGTGGATTTGATGCTCCATCATTAGCATTTGTTGGTGGTCCTGAGTTTGGATTAGGACTTTGAGCAGCAGACCTCTGTCTCGCTTTTAGTATATTGTTAAACCATTTTGTTCTTTTTGGTGAAACCATAAAGTAGTCAGGGTCATTTGTAAGAGTTCCGTTAGGACCAATTACTTGTGATAAGTTAGATCCAAATGGATTACTTAATTCATTGAATCCACCAGTTTGTCCAAAGAATCCAGTATTTCCATCTTGACCCGGAACTCCTGTTACTCCTGTTTCAGTACCTCCGATGGTTGAAAATGGAGGTGTTAAAAATGGAGGACCAATATATGGTGGTCTTGGCCATCCTGGAAATCCACTTGCCTCATTTGTTGTGTTTGTTACGGAAGTAAATGTAGGATTTCTGCTGCTTGATCCTGTAAAACCAGGACCTGCAAAGTACTCAGAAACACCTCCTGTTATTGTGTAATTGTTAAGATCTGTCATTGATCCTCCATAATATTTAGGATATCCTTCAATATTTACTCTATCTCTTCTAAATGCTGGATAATAAGTTTCTACCGTAAAAGACACTTTTAATGTGATGTTGTTATCACTGGTGAGGTTTTTTTCTCTAGATAATTCAATTTGATTAGAATCTGGCATTAATATCACCGCGTCAATATTCATAAAGTTGTATTCAAAATACATAAATTTATAAATCCAAAGTGTGTCCATAATAGCTTGACTACACTTAAATGTGTCTATTTCATTTGAGAGAAGAATAGTTAAGTCATAATTTACAGTAATCGGAATTGCTCTCACTTTTGCTAAAACTTTTCTAATTTCTATTTCATTTTCAACAACCATTCTAAGCCAAACATTTGGATTGGCAAATTCATCTGACTTAATATTAAATCCTGTTAGTGTAAGATGTCCTCTTGGTATGATATCGGTATTTAGTTCAACAAATCTGTTTTCTGATACTATATCATCTTGAAAAGAATCAAGTAAAAATCTTTCATCGCCACTCAGTGAGTAGTAAAATGGTACGCTAACCGGAATATCCCCTGATGAGAATCTATTAATCCAATTGACTTGGCCTTCTAGTGTGTCTAAGACACAAACCGTTAAGTCTCTAAAAAATACATCTTCAAAATTAAATTTTTCTCCAATCATATTCGTTATATATAAAAAACTTAGTCCCTGCATTTATCTATAACTTTCACATAGTAAAATCATATAAAATTTATGAGTTCAGTTAATCAATTATTGTTATGGGAAAAATGGCGTCCTAAAAAATTAGAAGATATTATATTACTTCCAAGAATAAAAAAACAATTCGAAAATGGAATAAATGGTAATTACATTTTTTACGGACACTTTGGTACCGGAAAGACTAGCTTAGCTAGAATATTAATTGGTAAATACACAAAAGATAAACCTTTTCTTGAACTAAACTCCTCACTTTTTACATCAATTGATGTTTTGAGAAATCAAATTGAAGACTTCTGTAAATTTACTCCATTAATGTTATCTGATTCTGATTCTGATATCAAATATATATTTTTAGATGAGTTTGAAAGAGTATCATCTCAATTTCAAGATGCATTTAAAGCATTTATTGAGAAGTATAATAAGAATGTAAGGTTTATAATAACAACTAATCATATAAACAAAATTTCGGATGGGATAAAATCTAGAATACCTCAAATATGCTTTGATTGTCAAAATATGGAAGAAGAAAAGTTTTTAAAGCAGGAAATATTTAAAAGATTAACAACAACAATTCTACCAACAGAGCAAAAAGAAATCAAAAAAGAAGAGTTGGTTTCGATAATTCAAAAGAAATTTCCAGACTTTAGAAGTATAATTGTGGAAGTTCAAAGTTTCTTAGAATCCGGTGTCACAAATACCTCATCGATAAACGTTTCAAATAAAATAAAATTAGATTTATATAATATTATCTATGATAAATCTTTAGATTATGAGAAAATTTATCATTTTCTAATGAATACATTTACAGCTGATAGAATTGACACAATGATAAAACTTCTAGGAAAACCTTTTATTGATTGGTCTATATCTGAGGGAAAAAGTATAGAAAAATTATTTGAATGTAATTATATTATCGCTGACTATGGTTCTAAATTAGAAACCAATACCGACCCAATAATACTAGCGATGACTATTATTGGAAAAATAAGAGATATATTGAATTGAGATTCTAATTTTTAATATATAATTTTATGAGTAATTTTAATTTTGTAGATTTTTATATAGGGTACCCTGGTCATCCCAGATTTAAAACTCCGGATATTATTGAGGATGATGTTGTAAGAGTTATAATACAAAAATATGAAATGATTTTATTCACTAATAAAGGTGATTTTTTTGGTGATCCTAATTTCGGAGGAGATTTATATCAACTATTACATGAGACAAGATTATCAGCTGAAAGTATAGAAAATGAAATTAAATCACAAATAAATGAATATATTCCTGAATTAAAAGAAATTGAATATTCTTTATTAGTTGAATTTTTTGAAGATCCAGAGAGATTTCAAGAATATATGGAAATAAACTTTGAGGTAGCGGGTTATGAAGTTTATGCTTCTGTTTCTTAATTAACTCGATATTTATTTATTTTCCAGTAACTTTTTCCGTATCCAACAAATATTTCTTCACCTGATTTGATATCTCTATCTGATAATAAAACAACATTGTTATCATCGTCCATTGTTATAATTGAGTTATTTTCAAAATTTGAAGGAATTCCTTCAGCATCATTTGCAAATTTAGCAAAACAATCTGTTCTTTTACAGTCTAAAGTTTCTCCTGATGGTAAATTCATAAAGTAATCATCATCTCCTAGATAGGCTCTTCTTTTTGCTTCTTCATCTGATATTACTTCCCCTTTAAATTTAGAAATGATTTCACCACATTCTATATCTATAGAGGTAAAAAGACCATTACCTGCATTTTTAATTTGTGAGGGTTGGATGTAAAGATACTCTTCTTCTGGTAATTCTATTTCTTCATATTCGAAGTTTTCAAAAAATTTTAAATATTTCATTTGTTTTCTACTTTATTGGACAACTTGTAGCGGTCCAGATGTATTTATAATCTCTTTTTATTTTGACACCTAAACTTTCAGCTGTTGTTACTACATCCTCTAGACACTCGCCGTCAGCTCCACCAACAATAGTAACTTCTCTTCCCTTTAAGTCTATTAAAAGATCATATAGTTTTTTAGGACAGTGAAACCAAACATGATTGTTGTTTATAAATGTGATTATAGTTCCCTCCTTTGTCTCAAAGATATCTCCTTTTTTTAATGTTTTTTCCTCTTCTTTTTTACTAATTTTATCATAAACTTCTTTATCTAGTATTTTCTTGTAAAAATCGGCATCAACGTCGTAATTATATCTTTTTTCAATTAATTCTTTTTGATTTGGAAAGTGATAAATGTCTTTATGGATAGGAATTTCAGGAGTCTCATCATATAGATAATCTTTATCCACATTTTTACCATCCGGATGATTATCCCAAATCTGATAAACATTATTAAAATTTTTACAGTATTTTTTAAGTTCGTTTAGATACATTTCGGAAAAATACTTTCTAAATGATTTCTGAACATCCACTATGATTAAAGTATCTTCATTGTAGCTTTCAAATGTTTTAATAAACTTCATAAACTATATATTAAATAAAAAACCCATCATTTCTGATGGGTTTCTTTAATATTTTATTTTAGATTAAGCTGGTAATTCCTCTTCTCCCTCTTCTTCCTCTTCTTGAGCTTGTCCTTGAGCTTGTCCTTGAGCTTGTCCTTGAGCTTGTCCTTGACCCTGACCTTGTCCTTGACCCTGAGCTTGTCCTTGAGCTTGTCCTTGAGCTTGTGGTTCTTCAAATTCTCCTTCTTGAGCTTGTCCTTGACCCTGAGCTTGTCCTTGACCTTGAGCTTGTCCTTGACCTTGAGCTTGTCCTTGAGCTTGTCCTTGACCCTGAGCTTGTCCTTGACCTTGAGCTTGACCTTGAGCTTGTCCTTGACCTTGAGCTTGTCCTTGTGTTTGAGCTTGTCCTTGTGTTTGAGCTTGTCCTTGTGTTTGAGCTTGTCCTTGTGTTTGAGCTTGTCCTTGTGTTTGAGCTTGTTCTTGTGTTTGAGCTTGTTCTTGACCACCTTCTACTTGAACTTGTGTCTGATTTTGTCCTTGAGTTTGTCCTTGAGCCCCACCCATGAGAGCATTTCCTGGTAGTTTTTCAACATCAAGATTATTCAAGTTTATATACTTAACAATTTCTTCAGCGATATCAACATCTCCAAAAAATTGTCTCAAGTTTTTACCTGTAGTATCTTTTACTTTTTTAACATAAGCATTGATTAATGATTGTGGAATATCAATCATAGTCTTAACTTTATAGATATCGTTTACTTGAAGAACAGATTCTTTAATAATCTCTTCTCTGTTTTTTCTTATACGATAACTTTCAAATGTTCTAATGTGCTTCATTTTATAGCTATATTTTTTATAATGTATATATTAATTAAAAAAACCAATTTTTTTTCAATTTTAATGAATAAATAAAACAAGTAGAATGCCTCCGATAACTCCTCCAATCCCTACACCATATGCAATATTTCTCTTTGTTTTCAAAGTCTTAATTTCATCATTGAGTAAATTAATTTGACTATCTCTTATAGAAATTTGAGAATCACATGCTGCTTTATTAGTTTCGCAATTATTTAATTGTTTTTGAATATTTGATAATTGTCTATCTTTGTCTATTACTTGTCCTTTATATAAACTTAAATCTAATTCTAAAAGAGAAACTTGTCTTTTTAGACCGTCTATAACTTTTACATAAGATAGAGTAAGACTATCACATTCAGCTCCTGCCTTTTCTAATAGAGTGACTAATTCAAATGCGTTATCAATTTTTTGAGCTTGTTCATAAGTCATTACTACCAATTTTATTCCGTTTGAATCAGTTTCAATTCTAGGATAGTCTTGAGAGAAACAAATAGTTGATAAAATTAAGAATATTGAAGTTATTAATATATTTTTCATTTTTATTTTAATTTTTCTTTAAGAGAATTTATAAGGTCTTCGCCTTCTCTCTTTATTGGATCTTTTTTAAGTTTTTCTATTTTTTTTCTAGTCTCTTCTAAATCTTTTTTATTTTTTTGTAATTGATTATTGGATGAATTAAGATCTTTTTTAACTTTTACTAATTCATATTCTACCTTTTTAATTTCTAAATTTCTTTCATCAATTTTCTGTTGAATTTTTTCAAAGTCAATTTTTAATTTTATATTGACTGCTTCTAATGAATCTCTTGTTTTTTGTAATTTTTGAAATTCTAATTCTAGTTTCTTAAATTCTTTTTTATAACCAGTTCCTTTTAGAAACCACATTGAGAAAAACAAAATTGATATTCCTAAAAACACCAAAATTAAAATCGATTTAAAGTCAAGTTGTATTTTCATAATTAAATTATATATAATTTTTTATTCTTCTGTTTCTACTTTTAAATAATTTATATATATTTGTGAAAAAATAAATAAATTTTATGTATAATACTTTATACTCATTCGACTTTGATGAAACATTAATACATACTATGTTACCTGAACCGGGGAAGCAAATATGGCAAGAAAAAACTGGCAGTGTCTGGCCTCATAGAGGATGGTGGTCTAAAGTAGAAACTTTAGATATTTCTATTTTTGATACACCAAAAAACGAATGGGTTTATAAAAAATATGTAGATGCAAAAAATGATCCAAGTGGTTACTTAATATTAGCAACCGGTAGATTGGATACGGTTACGGGAATGAGAGACGCTGTTTCTAAAATATTAGAATACTACAATTTTCAATTTGATGAATTATATCTTAATTGGGGAGGTGATACTTTTAAATTTAAAACTACTCTTTTTGAAAAAATGATATCAAAAACAGGTTGTCGTCATTTTGTTATGTATGATGATAGATTGGAACATCTACCTCATTTTGAAGAATGGGCTAAAACACAGATGTGTGTGGTTACAATAGTAGATGTTGTAAATAAAACAGCTAAAACTTTTAACTCATAAAATAATATTACTTATATGGCAACAATTACAAAAAAGAAAACACAAAGTAAAGTAAAAGAATTACTTTCTAAACCTTATCGATTAGACCTTCATAATGATGATCATAATACGTTTGATCATGTAATCAATTGTCTTATGAAATACTGTGGTCACGAATTTGAGCAAGCAAATCAATGTGCTCATATTGTCCATTTTAAAGGAAAATGTGATGTAAAATACGGAGATTTTGATACAATTTCTTCTATGAAAGAAAAATTACAAAATTCTGGATTGTCTGTAACAATGGAAGAAAATGGTTAATTTTTACCAAACCAGTTAATTCCTGAGTTTTTGTTCATATTTCTTTGATTTTGATTTTGTCTTCTAATTCTCAATACTTGTCCGTAATCAACACCCTCAACATAGTCAAGTCTATTCATACATTCTTTAATATATGATAGCATTTCTTTATCTAATTGTTTGTTAGAATATTCTTCAACCATTTCCTTAAACTCATTTTTTTGAAAAACTGTAGTAGCATTTACTATAGTCATTACTGTATCATCATGTCCAACGTCTGCTGCGTATCTCACGTTACCAGCTGTTGTTATGTGTTTAACAAATGTTGTAATTTCTCTTATAGTATCCTCGTTATTGATAGCAAATGATTTAGCATACATTAAATCTTGGTAATCTTTCACCAAAAGATTCTTATTTTCACCAACTTTGAGTCCAATTTTTTCTTCTGTCGAATCCGCTCTATGTTTATATCTTACAAAGATAGATGATCCGTAGTTATTATTTCCATCAAAAACGTGAGGCATTTCAGCTAAAAGGGTGTTTCCATAGTTATTTAATTCAAGAACTATTTTTACATTTTCAGGATTTAGATATTCAAATGCCAAAATGTATAAGAACTCGGATAATTGTTTTACTGATACTAGATTGCTTCTGAAAATTCCTACTTGTTCAAGTCTAAAGAAATCAACTATGGATTTATAAGAATCTTTTTGAGATTCTATTGTTTCTTTAGTCTTTTCGCTTATTTTAAAAATATTTATCACTGAGTAGTCTTGACCTAAACCTTCGGATATATCCACTGATATAACTATTTTATATTCTTTTCTTCTTACTGGTAAGAATATATTATCATCATCTACCCATTTCAAATCTCTATAACTAAATTTTATTTTTTTATCAAATTCGTAAATTTCTTCAAATTCATAGTTCTTTTTGTTTCTAAGTAGCTCATCTATTATTCCTTCATTTAATAGTGATTTTGAAGCATTTATAAACCTTAGACCGTATTCTTGATTAAATGCGTCTTCTCCTCCAATGTCTTTTATTGCTTCTTCTTTCCAAGTGGTCACTTCCGCTAAAAATCTAATAGGAACTTCAAATCCTTTGTTATCTATAAATGTCATTGATTTGACATCTTCATCAGAGCAATTTTCATTATTATAGATATGAATTACATCTTTTTGTAAGTCAGAGTTATATCCTATTTCAATTTTTGTTTTATTTTCCCATCTTTCTCTGCAAATTTCAAAAATCTCCTCTTTTGTTAATCCATGTTCATATAGCTTATGTGAGTTTAGTCTTAAATATGTTACAAATCTACCAGGTACTTGATACCAATAGACTCTCATTGCTTTATAGTTATTCCTTAATGGATCTCCCTCTGGTCTTTCAGCGTCTGTTAAAAGTTTATGAAATAGATTCATACCATTAGGAGTGGAAGTAATTATAATTTTTGAGTTTTGTACAGCAGCTGTAGTTGGGAAAGCAGCGGTATAATATGGTTCGATGATATTCGAAGGAATATGAGCAAACTCATCTAAATAAAGAACGTCAATGGTGAAACCGATTGCTGGAGTTTTTGTTCTAGCTGATGTTTTTATTCTACATCCATTCTCAAATGTTAGTGACTTTTGATTCCAAGTTTTTATACCTGGTTTTAAGAAGAATGGAAGCAATGTATAAATTGATTTTATTTTATCGACGATTTCTACAGCTGTATCTCCTTTGTTTGCAACAATCATTATGTTTTTATCATTATCAAAAAGAATTTTATGTAACATAAAAATTGAAGAAGAGACTGTTTTTCCTACTTGTCGAGAGGCCATAAGTATATTAAATCTACTATTTACAAAGTTATCTAATATATCTTTCTGATAATCTCTTAGGAAAATATTTCCAATTGAACCATCTTCTCTTTTAACTTTACAATATTTTTCAACAAAGTAATGAACATCTATTGCACATCTTACATACTCTTGTTGTTCATCGGGAGTCATTCTGAAAGTTACTCCCGATCTTCTTAGACCTACTTCACTTTTTAGCCATGGATTTTGATATCGTTTTAAAACAACACCGTCATTTATCTTATCAGTTGATTCATCTACCAATTTGGTAGTAAATATCATCTGTTTTTCTTTTTCTTCTCTAATATTAGTCATACGGAAAGACCGTTTTATTATATATATCGTAAAAAACCGCTTCTATGTCGAAATCAGAAAACGAAAGAAATAGATTGAAAGATGAATTTGAACAGATTCAGTCAGAGGGTGGTGATTTTGATATATCAAAACACTTAGCTAAGCCAGAAGATTTACCTGATTTAGGTGAAATTGAAATATATGACTATGATTCAGACTTAACAGTTTCATCACAACAATCTATGGATGTATTAGAGTCTTTAGTTGATCTTTATTTAAGTGATATTCCTCAATTAAAAGAACACCCTTACATCAAAAACAAAATGAAAGAGGATGCTATGGTTTATGCTGAAGGTCTTTTTCTACAAAAAATGACTAGAAAAAACTTCCTTTCTCAATTAAGACAAGTTGATAATGGTGATAATTCTGCTAGAATGCATGAAGTAGTTAATCAGACTATTGGTCAAATAAGAGAGAACTCTAAATTTTTAATGGGTCAAAGAACTGATTTTGAAAAGTTTTGGAAAACATTGAGAAAGGATATGGGATTCAATGAAATTGAAAATCCAGATATAAAAAACAACGAAGAGTTGTCTGAGAGTACAAATACTGATGGTGAGATTATGGATAATAGAAAACTAAATGAACTTATTAAGACCGCGATGTTAAATAAAGATTCTGGTAAAAAAGACTAAAACTTTCAAAAGTCTTAAAAATTTTATCTAATTCAATTTTTATTTCCTTTTTTACAAATATATTTACTTTATTGAATGTAACAAGATTTGTCTCAACTACTGGATAAGATTTTAGAATTTCTTTGATATTACTTTGAACATTTTTTTCTGAATTACCATAAAGAAATTTTAATAAAGTATTTGAGTTATTGATTAAATCAATTGACTCAATTTCGTCATCATAAAATATTATTTTATCGTATTTGGTAATTTCTTCTTCTGTAAATTTATCGATATCTGTTTTCAATCCAACGATGTGTTGTAATATAAGCCTACATTTTTTATGAGATATATCGTCCTGATCTCTATTATAAAAAGTCTCTGAAATAAAATAATAGTCTTTTATTTGTATTCCGATATTTCTCATATCTTCCTCTAATTTGTCAATTAGTGACTCATAGTTTCTTTTGTTGTTTTTAGAGCAGATTATATAAATATCATCTTGTGAGTTTCTTAAATGAATAAAGTGTTCATTCCAGATTTTAAAGTTAATGTTACTGATTAATTCTGGATTCATAAATTCTTGCATTGAAAAGTGAAGGTTATTTATATTAACTTTTAGATTTTTACATCTAATTTTTAATTTATTCATAGTTTGTTCGTCTATCCAATAACTTTGACCATTTATTTTTATTTGTTGTTCGTGTTTTTTGAATATTCCTTTCTTAATCAAATTAAAATCTGACTGAGAAACTTTAAGTATTGGTTTATTAGGCTCGGATTTCGAAACAATCCAAACCTCAGCATGTGATTGAATAACTGAATTGATATCAAAAAAATGAGCTGTCATTGTCTATATTGAGTAATTTTATATTTATATGAATAAATTGAAGATCCTGGATAAAAACATTCGTCTTCTCTTTCTTCATAAGTTTTGTCGTTCCATTCAACACCACCACTTAAATCATTTGAAAAGCTATTACATTTATGACAAGTTTTTGGATGTTCTAAGGTACCGTCTTCTTTTTTTATAAAATGAGTTTCATTGTATCTAAACAATCCTTTACACCAGGGATTCTTACAAATTTTTTCAAATTCTTCCATAGACTATATATAAAAAACAAAACCCATCAAATTGATGGGTTTTAAAAGTTAGTTGATAAATCCTTTACTTAATGCAAAATCGTATAGAATGGCTAAGTTCAAATATTTTAAAAAATGTTTTCTAATATCACCTAAATTTTTTGACCTTTTTACAATATTTATAATCAATATTCCAAATTCTTCCTGAAAATCTAAATGACACTTTGACCAATTAATGATGTAATTTTCACAAGACGACCATTCATTTTTACCACCAGTAAGCCAGAATAAACATTTTTCTGGTGTAATAGATTCTGACTTTGTTTTAATTTCCAAATTCCAAATTTCATCTTTAGAATCATAAAGTCTCATCATTAAAGTTACTGCTTCTGCTAAGTCTGATGTAACTTCTCTTCCAATTTCAAAATACCACTCTCCGTCTATTTTATTTATTTTTGTTTTTTCATCTTTAAAAATAGATTCAGATATTTCTGAATCAATTAAAAGTTTTCTCTTTTTCATAGTAGTGTGATTATTTTTTATTTTAATCCGCTTTTCCAATTGCCTTTAAATAAACCGCTTTCCCATATTCCGTTTTCCCAGTTACCGTAAAATTCACCATTTTTGAATATTCCATAGTGCCAGTCTCCAGTCATAAATATACCATCATGCCATATAAGTGTATTATTTTTTATCTCAATGACAGCATCTGCAATCTCTGAGTCAATTAACCAATAAAATTCATTTGATTTAAGTGTATTGATTATGTCACGTTTGTTAGTATAAATTCTATCATTATACTTAAGTTCTAAAATTTCCATCTTTAAAAAAGTTCAATTTACATGGTTATATATTAGAACTTTTTTTCATTAATATTTGAAAAGGCGGATTTTTTAAAAAATTTAATAAAATTTCAAAAAAAATAATTTTAAAAAAATAAAACCGACAAATTTTGTCGGTTTTTTACATTATTTCTGAGACTCTTTGTCCAAAAACTCTTTTTCAGATTTTGTCAAAGAATTAATTCCAAAATTGAATATTTTTTCTAAAATAGCATCTACCTCAAGTTTTACAGAAATCGTTGATTCGGATTTAGTGTTTTGAACTTTGACAACTGAGTTTTTACTATCAAAATTAGTTCCTGACATTTTGATAAGATTTTCTTTTTCTTTTTTTGAAAGATAAGAATATTCTGTTGTGAGTATAAGACCTTTGTAAGAATATAGGTAATTAGATGTTTCTTTAATTATTTCACCGATGAATAAGTTTTTTTCTTTATCGAAAAAAACTTTCTTAACACCTTCTTTTTTTGAAGATTGAAGAGACCCATCTACTATACCGATAATGTCTGATATTTTTGACAATTGTGACTGATTGTATTTAGTTAAATCAACGCAGATGATGTTTTTCATTTTTTTGTTTTTTGTAGTGATTATTTATACAAATATAATAAAAAAATTAGAAGTGACAAATTTATTTATTAAATAAAGTAAAAATTGAGCAATTTAATCTTAATATATAGAAAAAATATATTTTACTTTAACATGAAGTATTTAAATCACAAAGATAATTACTTACAAAAAAGGTCTCAGATTAGAGAAAAACAACAAGAAGAACTCTTTTATAAAAATTTGCAGAAAGTTTATGAAAGTAGTCCAAATACTGGGCCATTAGGTAACGAGATTAACTGGGGAGACTCTTTATTGGGAAGACTTATAAACTCCACATTAAGAAAAGTTCAAGAAAATGCAAACGCTCTTAGAATAGATATTCAAGGTAGAAGATTGAAGAATCATTTCAATTATATAATGCAAACATCTATTGAAGAAATTTCAAATGAAGATTCTGAAACAGGTTCTAGAATATCTAGAATGAAAATAGCAACTCTTCTGAGAGCTTTGACTCAAGCAGTCGAAGATGGTCTTAGAGTTGGTGATATTAAAAATATCTGTGATGAAACAATTTTCGAGATAGATGCAATTCAGGTTGATGAAGAAAGTCAAGATGTAAAAGAAGAGTTGTTGGATAAATTAGAAGAATTTAGAAAATGGCTTGACCAATTCAAAGATGATGAAGGTGGGAGATCAAGAGAAGAAGAACTCAGTGAGGGTGAAGAAGGAGAAGGTGATGGTCAAGGAGAAGATTCTCAGTCAGCTGATGGTCAGACCGGTTCTGATGGAAAACCTATTTACACAACAATGATTAAATCATTAAAGTCACTTGCTCTTATTTTGGCTTATTATAAAAAAGTTACAATAAATGCAAAACCTCAAGCTGATTCGAAAAAACATACATATGTTACAAAACAAGGTGATACATTGACTAAAATAGCAACAGATTTACAAACAAATAAATTCAAGTTAAAAGAAAAAGATATCTTGGCAAAGAATCAAATTGTAACACATAAAGGTGAAAAAAAGAAATTCGCTGAGTTTTTTGAGCCAGGAAAAGACAAAAATACTCAAACGCTACCAGCTGAAATAGTACTTGTAATGGAGGACTTTATGTTCTTATTCGAAGATGCTTTAGGTGGTAGTAATAAAGAAGGTAGTAAAACGCCAATAGGCGCTGGTGGTGGTCAGGAAAGAGCCAATATCAAAACCGGTGAAGATTTTCTAACTCAGGCCTTTGCTAAACTTAAAAAGTCTTGTGAATTTTTAGAGTCTAAAGATAAAGACATTTCGGTGACAACTGATTTCTTAAATGCGGTTACATCACAAGCTGTTGTTAAAGATAAAAAAGTTACAGCTCGTGCAAAAAGAGTTATTTATAGTCTTTTCTTTGAAGTTAATCGATTTTTAGTTGGTGATAAAAAGAATACATTAAATGCGGCTCAAGATCCACTGTATAAAGAGAGTCTAGAAGTTTTAGATAATACTGGAACTACTATAAACGTGTCTCAAAAAATTGCAATCTTTACTAAAAGAGCGATGCAATTTGATGGTGAAAATCTTTACGGTGGTTTAGGTGATTTAGGAAAACCACTTAAGGAATATGTTGAGGCGATGAAAGTTCTTACAAAATCTCAAATTAAGAAAATAGAGCCTAAGAAAGAAGAAGGTGAAGAAGTAAAGAAAAATGAAAAAGTTCTTCTAAAATATGATTCATTTATTCGTAAAATAAATGAAGCTGAAGAAGGTGAGGGTGAAGGTGAAACTAAAAAGTCTGTATCTGACCAAATTAGAGAATATTACAATAAGAACTTTGACTTAAAATATTGGGCAATTTCACAAGATGATGTAGATGAAGTTGAAGAGAAAGTTAAAGAGTATAAAAAAGATAATGAAGGTCGAATAGTTATTCAAGGAATCGGACCTATTATTGAAATCTTTAGAATATTTAATAGAGCTTATAAAATACATACTAAAAATGCTATACCTTTTTCAGGAAGAACAGATGGTAAATTAAATGCCATTACTATGAATCAATGGACCGCCTTTGGTAACACATCTGGTGAAATGTCGGGAAAAGGAGATGGTCCTTATAGAAATAATAGACTATTTAATAAGTGGGAAAATTATGTATTTGATGTTTTCAAAGAATATGAAGAGGTATTTGATAAAGGCACATCAATAAGAAATGGTGATAGAGTTAAAGATAACGCTGGTGCTATTCTTAGACAGATGATTTTAGACTTATTAGATGGTGAAGAATTATATAAATCTAGTGATTCCGGTAGTACTGCGGGAACTCAAAAGAAATACCTTAACAAATATTTTGGTGAAGTGACTGATGACGTTGATATCAAAGATGAGAGTGTTAGTGATAAAGATCCAAGAACTGGAAATCCAGATACTGAAGATATTGGTCCTATTGCTGATGCTATTGAAGAATTGAAGTATGTTTTTGTTAGAAGAGAGGAAGTCAAAGATGAATTGAATTCTGGTAAATTTGATGGAATGTCTTTTCAGATAAAGGCAACCAACGAAAAGGGAGAAGATGTTAGATTTTATTTTAATATTCAAGATTTTCAAAAAGATTTCTATTATCTGACTTATTCAAGAACTTTTTACTATCACAATGCTTATTTAAAGTCTCAAATTAAGGGAGGATCACCTACTGTGAGTAGAGAAGATTCCATTAAAAATGGAGCCCAGGTCAAATTAGAAAAAGAATCCTTTGGAATATTTGGGACAAAAATTAAAAAACAAGATTTAATAGATTTTATACTTAAAAGAAAAGAAAAATTTGAAATTAACGCTATTGATTCAAAGGGAAAAAATGATGAAAAAGGAAAAACAATTTCAGTTAAAGATATTCACTTTTTATCTAAACAGAGTGGAGAGAAAGATAAAGAAACATATACTCTTTACAAAAATACGGATATGGCTAAATTGAGAGTTGCCATTGACCAAACCTCTGGTTTTAAAAATATTTTAGAAAGTCTAAAATCTGATGAAAATATTTCAAAATCAAAATGAAATACTTAAAATACTTTGAAGATATTGAAATTAAAGACACTGATAAACCTGATGTTAAACTTGCAAAGGAACAGACAAATGATGTGTCACAAAATTTATTAGAATATAATCAAAAAAAGTCTAAAATTGAATCTCTCTATAGTAGCACTTCTAATAATTTAGAAATTGAAGAAGGTTTAAAAAAGATATTAGGTGAAGAAAAGGATAAAAATCCGTTTTTATCGGAACTTACAAAATTATTAAGACTTCAAAAAGAAATATTTGATATTCAAAAAAATAAAACAGATGATAAAATTAAATTAGATGATTTTAATAGTGAAATGTCTTTAGCGCAGGGGTCTGATATTAAACAACGTATATCATTTAAATTGAATGATATTAAGTCGAGAATGGGTAGTTACGATGCTAAAATAGCCAATAAGATGAAAGAGTTACAAGACTTTAAAACTAAACATACTAAAAAAATGGAAGATTTAAAGAAAGAAATTACTAAAAATACACAGAATATTAAACAAGAAGACCAAAAATAGAAAAAATATCATTTTTTCAACTTTATATATACTATAAAAATTATAAAAAATTAAAATAACAATATGGCAATTCAAATTGGAAAATACAAGAGACCAGGAATCTTCATCGAGGAATTTGACAAATCAGTCATAACTAGTCCTGTGGTAGAAGGAATCACAAATTTAATTATTGGGGTTTCTAAAAAAGGACCAGTTAATACTCCAATCAGAGTCACTACTACTGGTGATTTTGAGTCTATTTTTGGTCAATTAGATAGATCTCTTGAGAGAAAAGGATCATTCTTTCACAGAACAGTTGCAAAAATGCTTGAAACAGCTCCTGTTTTTGCAATGAACTTGTTATTAACAGACGATACTTTAGATGTGATTGAATATCAATCATTATCATCTTCTTCTGGATATAACAACGACATTGAAAGAGAAGGTCCATATAGAAGATTTTTTGATACTACTGGTTTCTGGAAAAGAGACACTGAGTCATTTATTAATCTTACAAAAAATAACTTAGGTTACTCAGAGAGAGCATTAAGTCTAACTAACTTATCAGATAGATATGTAACTATATTTACTTTCAAATCTACATTAACTGGTTTTGATAGAACTATGTTAGAGTGGTACGGATCAATTGAAAGAATGCCAGCTTATGTCAATCCTAATGATTATGCGTCTGATTACTTAGTGGATGTTGTTATTGTAGCTGGTGATTGGTCAAATTATCAAGAACTTGCTGTTGATAACAGATGGAGTGCTTACTTTAATGCTTCTGGTTTGAGAAAGAGTGAAGTTAGAAACTTCGCCAATGATAGAAATATCACTACACTTGCTTATTATGAAGGATTGTCATTAATACCATATTTTAGAGATTTAAACGGAAGAAATATATTTATTGAAACTACAATTAACAGAGATACTGATAGAACTGGTGTGTTCTGTGCATTTAACAATGATTTAGTTGAAAAAGACTATTACACAGGATTACTTGACTTATTAGGTAATACTTTAGTTGGAGCTGAAGATATGGATGTTAATTTCCTTTCTTATAAAGAAACCATCACTGAATCTGTGATGATTACTAATACTCCATTAGACTTACCTGGTAACGTAACTGCTATGTTGGGTGGTACTTGGTCCGGATATGGATATATTAATCAAGATCCTCATGCATTTGGTGGAAACGTTTCTGGTGGTGTTAAGCCTTCGGGTGTTGTGGTAAATGCTGATGAGAGAACTGCTTGGTTTGCTGAATATTCGGTGTATGGTGTTACAAGACCGACTTCTCCTATCACATCTTCAACTCAATCTATTAGTGTTGATTATGATTTGATATCTGATTCTTATGTTGTTATTGGAGAGACTTATATTCCTGTTCAAGGAACATCATCTGGTTCAGTTACACTTAATATAAGTGCTTCTGATTATCCTTACTCTACAACTACTGCGACATACCGTTCAGTATTTGTTATTGATAATACTGGTGAAATCTCAGTTATTAATAGCTTGACAGAAGGTGTTAATCCAAGTGTCGCTACAACAGATATCGTATTAGGATATATTGATGTTGATGTAAATGCTAATCAATTTGTCAATTTAGGTTCACTTGTATCTAACTTTATAAATGTTAATGTTGGAACACAAGGATTTATTGATTATCAATTTGGTACTCAATCTGGTGACGACTATTATATCTCATTAGAAGACCCAACTACTGGTAAAATTAAAATTACATTTAATGATACAGCGGCAATCGCTAGTCCATCTAACTACGATCAATACAGAAGATTTAAACTATTTAACAGATTAACAAATATTATTGATAGCCCAGGAAAAGATAAAATGACTCTTTTACTTGGACCAACTGATACTGATGTGAAATATAGTATGTCGAATGTGACTATTTCAAATATTGTTAATTCAACAACTCAAAATAAGTCGTTTATTTTAACAACTGGTCTTTCACAAGCCGAACTTTCTAATGTATTAGGTGGTATGTTTATTCTTTATACTGAAGATAACGAATTCTTACTTGGATTTGATGGCGTAATCACTAAGGATGAAGTTGCTGGAACAAGCTTAAATGAATTGGGAGTTGTTGCAAAATACTCTAAATTCTATCAAAGATATTTTGATGGTCAAATCAATACAAAAGACTTCTTCTACGCTAACAGACTATATCTTGATGCTTCGGCTATGGATGGTGGATTTGCTAACGCGTATGCTTCTACAGGTGGAACAGTTGATGTGGTATTTGTGGATGGAGAATCTGCTCCTCTTGGATCACCTACGTCTTCATACGCTGGTTATGATTATATTATCTTCAATGCTCCTAGCTTTGAAACTGAGACTAACTTAGCAACTTTTGAACAACTAATGTTCCCTTCAGCTTCTAAAAATAAAGGATCATTTACAATAGTATCAAACTCTGTAAATGCTGGTCAAACTCCAGCTCAGTTAGCAGCGGCTCTTGGTTATACAGCTTCTAACTTCTTCGCTTATCAAGTTAATGAAGAAGTTGAATATGAAGAACTATTTGATGTTAGTCTTATTTATGACTATTTAGGAAGACATTATTTAAGAATGTTCTTAGATGGAAATGGAGTACTTTCGGTTGAGTTTAAAGACTCTTTACTTGATAGTGATATTGATGTTGATCCTGAAGCAAATAATACTTTCTATGTTCAATCTGATAAGTCAAACTTTACTCAGACTATTGAACTTGAGGTTCCATCTGGTTATGTTCAAACACCTAATAAGATTTTAATTGATGGTGCTAGATATACAGAAATTAAAGTTGGTGATTTCTTAGAGGCTTTCTATGATACATCACTTTTACAAGTTGGTGAATATCCAAGAAAAATAACTAGAGTTCTTTCTAAAAGACAATATAGTGGAGATCCATCACTTGTTGAGGTTACTTGTGACTCAAGAATTGCTATAAGAAACTTTGGTGGTGACTTACAAACTACAAGATTTGTAACAATCGATCAATATGCTACTACATATAAGGCAATCTCTCTTAAAGGATTTAGAATCAGAAATGCTTCACTTCCTGATGGTACAGAATCTAAGCAAAATGCTATCTTAAACTTAGTTGCTAAAGGAACACCTTTATTTAAAGCAACAACTAATAAAGAAGCAATTGACTTTAGATATTTAATTGACTCATTTGGATTGGGTCTTACTGAAAGAAGTAAGCAACAATTGATGGATATTTGTGGAGATAGATTAGACTCATTCGGTTTCATTAACATGCCGTCTGCTAGATCTTTCAAAAATTCATCTTCGCCTTCTTTTGTTAATAATGAAGGAGTTTTACAAACTGCGTTTATTGCTTCAGGAGGTGATCCTGAGAGTAATCCAGCATTCCTTTACTCATTTGGTGAAGGAGGAGGAACAACTTGTGTAGGATACTTCTTCCCTTATGTAAATATAAATGATAATGGAAGACCTTTAGATCATCCACCAGCTCCATTCGTAGCAACTACATATATGAGAAAACATATCTCTAATGTAGGAAATGTTACTCCTTGGACGATAGCTGCGGGTGTTACTAATGGTAGAATTACAAACATCAATAGTTTGGAACAAGATTTAACTCCAAGTGATATTGAAAACCTTAACATAGCTCAAATGAATCCTTTGGTATTCAAAAGAAATAGAGGTTTTGTAATTGAGACTGAAAATACGGCTCAGACTCTTTATAAGTCAGCTCTTTCTTACATTCACGTAAGAGAGGTATTGATTGAACTTGAGAGAGAGTTATCGAGAATGTTATTGGACTTCCAGTGGAAATTTAATACACCAGATATCAGAGCTGAAATTAAGTTAAGAGCTGACGTTATTTGTGAAACATATGTTGGTAAAAATGGTTTATATAACTATTTCAATAAAATGGATGATGAAAATAACACTCCAGAAATCATTGATAATCAAATCGGTGTTCTTGATACTTATGTTGAACCAATCAAAGGAATGGGTGTTATTGTTAATAACATTACGATTCTTAGAACAGGTGCTATCAGTGCTGGTGGTTTCATCAACTCTTAAGATAAGAATAATTAAACAATCTAAAACCTCCAATTATAATTGGAGGTTTTTTTATTTATAATATAAACTTATTTGAAATTATTAATTATAATAGAGGAGATAAACTCTCGAATATATAAAAAAAAATATTTAATAATATGTCAGATAATAAAAAACAAGAAATGTCAGAAGAAGACTACTTAAAAAAACATTTAAGTGAGTTAGAAACTGGTAAAAAAATTGCTGATGGGGAGATTCCATTTATTCAACAAGTAGATGCTTCAAGAACTACAGATTTACAATTCTTTAATATGGATGTAAATCAACTACCTTGTGGTCAATTTTATCCAACCGGAACACTCTTTATGGTAAGACCAGCTCAAGTGAAAGAAATACAAGCTTATTCTATGGTTGATGATGAAAACTTCTACGATATAGTTGAAAAAATGAATGATATGCTTCAAGCGTGTGTTAGGATTAAATACCCTGATGGTAAAGTTGGATCATTTCTTGAGGTTAAAGACCAGGACAGGTTATATTTAATATTTTTAATTAGAGAGCTTACTTTTCAACAAGGAAACTCTTTAGCTGTTACGCTAAATTGTGGTGCTTGTGGTGCTGAGCAAAAAATAGAATTAAACAGAAATCACTTTGACTATTATGATATCGATGAGAAGTTACAAAAATATTTTAGTTTGTCTTCAAGAACTTTTAATTTCAAAACGGTCAATGGTAAAAACTTTGAATTAACTCCTCCAAATATTGGATTACAAAAAGCATTTACCGACTATATTGTCAAAGAAAATAATGAAAAAAGAACACCAAATCTTTCTTTCTTAAAGATTATTCCATTTATGTTACCAGGTAGAACTGCAATAACATACGACGGTATCAAAGCTAAATTAAAAGAGTTTGAAGAAATGGATGATATCTCTTTCCAATTTTTGAATGCTGCTGTTACAAAGATGACTTTTGGTATCAAAGATTTGAAAAAAACTTGTGAGTGCGGTGCGGAGGTCCGCACTGATATGCAATTTCCCAACGGAGCCTCAGGCATTTTCGTTGTTTCAGATGCCTTTGAAGCATATATTAAAGAATAAATTACAGCTTCAAAAACATTTTCATCTTCAAGAATGGGCAATTGATGGTTGGCCATTCTGGATGTTTGAAGAAAACATCAAACTCGTTAATGAATTAATTGAAGAGGAAGAAAAAGAGAAGAAGAAACAAGAAGATGATCATTCAAAGTCAATGCCTGACACATCTTCAATGATGAAGGGAGCTGGAAACTTTAGTGCGCCAAATTTCAGTATGCCAAAGTTCTAAAACTGTAGAAATAAAAAACCCACCAAAATTTGGTGGGTTTTTTTGTTTTAAGTAGTTTAATATTAATAACCACTAACGATTGGTGGATTAATCTGAAACTGAGCATCAATGTACTCATCGATGAAGTAATCAGCTACGAAATCAGCTGAAACGTTTTCTTGAATGTTGTTAGAACCCCAGTCAAGTGAAAATCCACTTATTTTGGTTAATTGAACGTTTTGAAAAGTTACTCTTCTTAATACAACACCTTTCTTATCGTGTTGATTTACAATAATTGTTCCGATGATATCAGATTTATAGTGAAGAGCTCCGTTTTGAGAGTTGAACACTAAATCGTACCAAGCTTTTAAAGTATTCCAAGTTTCCATAGAACCTGCTTGATTCACATTCACTTGGAATGGAATTGAAAAAGCAATGTCTGTTTTATCCGGAGGAGTCATAAACATTCTAGTTGAATACTTGAATCTTTGTGGTTTTGCTGTAACTCCAAATTCAGTTAAGTTTAAGTCTATTTTAGTTGCGTTTTGAAGCAATAAAAGTGGATCTCTACCTTGAGCTTGAAGTATAACTGGTAAGATAAAGTTTATCTCAAACAGGTTTAAGTATACAACCTCATCAGGTAATGTTCCAGGTCCCCCTGGTGTTCCTGTGTTAATTACTTGAGTAAAATGTGGTAATCCCATGTTTTTTATTATTTTTTTGTATATTATATATTTTTCTCGTTTTTGTCTCTAAGTCTTTTTGAAACAAATATGTTGTAAAAATTGCCTTTTCCACTTTTTAGATTTAATAGATATAATTATGAACTGTAACTATAGATATTGCGGAAGACCAATAAAATACGGAAGACCTGATAGAAGATTCTGTAATAAAAATTGCAAATCAAAAGAAATGGCTATATCAAAAGAGTTGAAGGTGTTAAATAGAAAAAGTTTAAAAAGTAGGCAATTTATTTTAAAGTCCATAATCAAACACAATAATAAGTATGTATATGATTTAGTTCTATATGAGAATTGCAGAACTAAAGTAAAGATAATATGTCCAGTTCATGGAGTATTTGAGCAGACTCCGGATGCTCACCTTTATTCTGGTAGAGGATGTGAGAAATGTGCTAGAGAAGCCAGAAGAAAAGATTCATAGAGTAAATAATACAACTATTTTTGATTTTAGACTATATATAGTAACAAAAAATGTTTTAATTTATGTCTAAAATTTACCTTATAGGTGATTCACATATTGGACTTGGATATCCAAATTCTGTCGATAAGTGGTATAAAGTTCATCAGGAGTATTTTACAGAATTTCTAATTCCAACTCTTAAAAAAAGAGTTCAACCAGGTGATATTATTGTTCATTTAGGTGACTTATTTGATAATAGAAATGTTATTCCAATCAATTTATTAAACTATGGAATGGATGTGGTTGAGGAGCTATGTAAAATCGCACCTACCCATATTATAATAGGAAATCATGACCTTTGGTCAAAATCTGCTTCTGAAATAAACTCAATCAGACCATTTAGATATATTCCTGATGTAACAATTTACGATAAAGTTACTAAGATTGAATATAATGGTAGAAAAATACTTATGATGCCCTATATTGAGAAAAGATTAGAACAGGCCAAATACATAGATGAAAATAGAGATTGTGAGTATCTTTTTTGTCACTCTGATTTAAATGGTTGTAAAATGCACTTAACATCGGTTGCTCACAAAAACTCTGATAAAATTGATATTGAAAACTTTTCGGCTTTTAAAGGAGTATATTCTGGGCATATACACCTTGTCCAGCGTAATAAAAACTTTACATTTGTGGGTTCGATTTTCCAAATGGATAGAAATGACTACGGTGACCAAAAAGGAATTTTTGTAATTGATACTGAAGATAACACAGAGGAATTTATTCCAAATAAAGTATCACCTGTATTTAAAAAAGTCAGAGTTGTTGGTGAAGATGATGTTCAATTATTAGAAAGTCTTAAAGATTCTAAAGATTATATTGATATTGCTATTTCTAACAATCTTTTAATTTCAAATAGAAAACTAAGAAGAAAATTGGAAGTTATTTTAGAAAAAAGTAACTTTGCTTCTGTAGAATATATAGATGACATTACTAAAAATCTAGAAGATGATGATGAGTTAAATGAGGCAATCGAAGTTGATGAAGAGACTTTTGAGATATCAATAGCATTGGATTATGAAGATTATGTAAAAGAGTATATTTTAAAACAAAAATATGATAATGAAAAGTTTAAACAAGGAATTTTGAACGAGTATAACGAAGTTATAAAGATTTACAAAGAAAATTTTAATTCAAAAAACGACTAAAATGGATCCATACGAAGTTTATGATAGATGTCTTTCTAATAAACCTTACACTGTAGATTTTAAAATTTATTCAGAAAAATATCTACAAAAAGTTATTACAAAACTTGCGGAATTAGAAGAGTATGAAAAATGCTCTGACTTGTCTAAATATATTAGACAGCGATTTAATCATCAGGAAAATTATTATGTATTAGTTGCTCAAAAGAGTTAGTAGAGTTTATCTAATTTAATCTTTAAATCACCTGTTCCTTTTATCAATCTATGATAAGCTCCCATTGGTATAAATACTTTTCCCTCTATTAATTTAGGTAGTTCGTTATCTATTTGTATTTTCCAATCTGTATCTTCAATTGACTCTATTATACGATCTTCGTAATCTCTGTGCCACATAAACTCTCCAGAATCAGTGTTTTGACTGAATACTCTGATAAATGTATTATCTGATATTTTATTTTCTTTGAAAGGTAGTTCCATAAATCAATTACCAGAATCCAGGATAAGTTTTACCACCCCACAAATGTCCGTATTTCGTCAGACGACACGCCCAGTATCCAGCTTTAGTCTTATCTTTCTTAGTTGAACATTTATGACGAGCCGCAAATGACTTTCTAGCGTCTGGATTACTAACTTTAGCTGTTAAGCCACCGTGAACATCACCGAAAGAAATCTTTTTAACATTTCCTGTTTTTGGATTTTTAACATAAACATAGTATTTTTTTCCACCGCCGCTATTTCTCATTGGGTGATTTAATTTCACTTCTTTTCCTTTATATTCTGCTTCAGAAACAAATTCTATATTTTCCATAGGTAAATCCAAAGGAACTAATTCTCCGTTAAAGTAACCAAATTTACCAATTTCTGTTGATTCATAAATTTCTTTATCTATTTCACATAATTTGACTTTTCCTTCATCAAATAATTGGCGAGCCTCTTTAATAACTTGATAGAAAGCTTCTGAGCCTGGTCTGAAAATATTTTCAGTTATTGGTTTATTATTTTCTAAATGATACTTTAAACTCTCTGAAAACAGAACATTTACAAATTCAGATGCTTTTTTAACATTTTCATCAGTATCACATTTGCAGTCATCACATCCACAATAACAACCTTCCTCTCCCGTGCAGTCACTACAACATCCACAACCAGATGTTTCACTTTCTTCGTAGTCTGCATCAAAGTTATCTTCATCGTGTTTAATTTCTAAATTTTCAATATTATCTATATGAATATCAATGAAAGATTCAAACTTTTCAACTTTATCAGAATTCTTTTTGAATTCTTTTTCAATTTTTTCTTGGTCTTCAACTGAAGTTTTGAAAGAAGGTCTGTTTTCTTTATCTTTTTCTAAAGACTTTACGTTGAATAAAGCCTCTTGGTCTTTATTTTTATCCTTTTCAGAGAGTTTTTTAATTTTCATATCTGTGATTTATTTTTATTTATTATTTATTGCTTTTAAAATTTTAGCACATTTCTCATACTCTTCTTGAGCTTCTAATTCTTTCATCCATTCTTTTAGTTGTTGTCTGCTTGATAACTCGATTCTTAGTCTGAATCTTATTTCCTCAACGTCCTTCATATTTTGAGCAGAACCATCAATTATTTTGTTTATAATATACTTATCGGTCTTTTTTGAATAAAGAAAATCATCCCATGTGTAAATTCCGTTTTCTGCAAGAAAATTTATTATCTCCTCAACGCATATATCAGTATTGGATTTTTTTTCAGACTTTTTATTTCTACCAAAAAGTTTTTTAAAAAACTCTTCATTAAGAAAATCGTCATAATTATAAATTTTACTCATATCTTATATATTAATTTTGACGATTGAGAAATAGGTTTTTAATATATAGTTAAAACTCAATTAGAATTAATGTCTAATCATAAAAATTTATACTTTTTCAACAAAGAAGGAGATTATCTGAATTTCAACTATAATGAAGTTGAAGAAAGATTTGAGGGTGATATACTTTTTCACGAAAACTCAAACGATACATACAAAACAGTCGGTTTATATACTCTAGAGCATATTCCTTCTTTTGATTTTGAGCTGCCTGGTCAGCTTACAACTAATAAATTTCAATTATTTAACGAATATGGATTTCATTTTTATGGATCCAAATGGGCTACTCAATCAATAACTACAATAGAGCCTGTGAATAACGATCCGACTTTTTATACTAAGTGGATTTATGGTGATAATTTTGACGCAAAATTCCCAATTGGTACTTTTATTAGGTTTAATGAATCATTTACGGAATTTACAAATACTGATCAGATTTATACTGTTGTAGGATCAAAACCAGGAGCAATTATGATACTTTCTCAGATGGACAATGCAACATTTGAAACAACTTATCAATCTATATATACTGGTCTTCTTTCAACTCAAACTCCCAATTTAACTCCATTGTATAGTATTTCCGGAGTTAATGCTTTTGGTGTTTATGACTATGCTGTTAATTTTAATAATAAATTAGCAAGTTGGAATGAGCCAGATTTTCATCAAAAGTATTATGTTGGTAAAAAATTAAATGTTGTAGGTAGTGAGAAAAATGATGAAATTTTAGTTGTAAAAAATCCCAACTTGACTGATGCTACTCACTTTGAATATATTTTGAATAAGTCAGCTTTTCCGCAAAACTCTGATTTAATAATTGAAGTTATAACAAAGACCGATGTTCCACTAGTTTATTCTGGAGAAATGGAAATACAATCTGGTGGAATAATCAAAATTATAGACAATTTTAATTATCCACAATCAATGAAGCCGGGTAAAGAGTTTAAAATTATTGGATCATTTAATAATAATAACTTTTATACTGTAGCTGGAATACCAGAGTTTGATAAAATTACTCAGGCTACCTACTTTGCTTTACAGTCTCAGGTTATTTATAACAATAGAATTTATCAGTGTATTCAAGCTTATACACAGAGTTTTGGATTATCAGAAGCTACTAACTTTGTTAATCCGGAAAATACTACTTATTGGTCCAATCCTGATTATATCAAAGTAGAACAGCCTACATTTGTTGAAAACTTGCTAGATGCTCAATTGTATTTTACTACAGATAGATTTTACTACACTTATGGTTTTACTGTCTCAAATGAGGTCACATTGGCGTCAGCGGCTCAAAAATTTAAAACAGATTTAGATCTTTTTAATGTTGATTTATTTTATGAGAATAATAAATTAAGAGCTGATTTAAAATATGCGTCTTTATATACGCAAGTCAATTTTTACCACACTCAGTTAGGTTCAACTTTTTCAGTCGGTCAAACAAGACAAACAATTGAAAGATTAGTTGAAGTAGAAGAAGTTTTAGATTATGAACTGAATTACAATTTTTCTCAAAATTTTAGATATAATGTTGTTTTTACCGACATTGATGAGGTTGGGATTAAGATTTTGATAAATGGAATGGTCTATGATGAAGAAGTAGCATTTGTTTTTTCGGGTTCTACAATCGATATGGAGAGAACTATTGATAGAACTTTGAGAAGTTGGTTAAGAAGATGGAGTTTTAGACTACTTTCATTAGGTATAATTGTGGATCTTCAATATACTGGAAACTCTACGTCAATATTTTACAACTCAATTCTAATTAAATCTCAATATCCAAATGTTCCAATAACTATCGAGGAAATAGAAGTAGGAACAACAGCTTTTTATTATATTGAACATTCAAAAATATTATTTACAAATTTAGGACCTTATTTAACTATTAATATTAATGATGAGGATTATGGAGTACAAACAATTTTTGCTACTAATTCCGTTCCTAATATCTCGGCTACTCTAACAGCCTGGGCTGAGGAACATGCCGAGACTCTTTTGGAATTTGGAGTTTTAGCTGGGGCTTATAATACAATATTAAGATTAGATTTATTAGATGCTGATTTTAGATTAGACTATACTATAAATACTGGTAAGTTGAATATTCCAGGAATTGTTGATTATAAAATCACAAAAAGACTTTTGGGTAACGAGGGTGTATTGGTCGCTTCAAATGAAGTAGTTATTCCTCAATCTTCTACAGTATCCTTTGAACAAGAAGGATTTGCAACTGGAATGGCTTTTGCGATTAATAATACTTTTTATCCTTGGCTTAATCAAGATTACGTTATACAGAATCTTGAACCAACATCAATGAATTTAAGTTATCAAGGTCCTTTCTGGGGATTGACCGGACCTGAGTGTAATACAGGAGCATTTGCTATACTTGGATTTAACAATGGATTTGGTCAAACTGCTTGCACGATTATTGTTCCTCCAACTGGTGGAACCGGAGGACCTTTTGATCCTACTATGTTTGATCCAAATATGTTTTCACTTACAGTCTATCCAAACGTTTATTCTGTTAATACTTTTAACTTTAGTTCGAATCCAGGATCAGGAAACTTTGTTGATATTGAGTATATACAACTATCTAATTCAATTTATTGTTTTGGTGATGGTGTTGTTGTAATTGATGCTTTTTTAGGTGAGTACATTACTAGTATTTTGCTACCTGGTAATACTCAAAGTATTGAAATGAAATTCAATCCAATAAATAGTTATCTTTATTGCTTATCGGAAAGTTATTTATGGGTTGTAGATCCAACAAGTAACTTATTAATTACTGGAATTACTTTTTCAAATATTGCTCAAGAAATAGAAATAAATCCTGTAAATGGAGATGTTTATCTAACATTTAAAAACAATGGAACTCCGCGATATTGGACATCTGATAATTTAACAAATAATCCTTCTGGTGTTATTCCAAATGGTGGATTTGATTGTTCTGGAGGTGCTATGGTATTTAATGACTTTGAACAAGATATGTATATAACTTCATTTGCTGGTACTGGTCATGTTATAAGAATTAATGGAGTCAATCGATCTTTCTCGACAGCTTATGGAGTTCCCGGGGCAACCAACTCAATATTTTACGAACCAGTTCAAGAAGCGGTTTATGTTTATGGATCAGGAACACTTTGGGAAATTGACAATGGGGTTACTCAATCAATAACTAATGTTTCAACATATGGATTTAGAGATATTATTTTTAATAACATCTCGGGTCTTATGAATATATCGGACTCTAGTTTTAATTATTATGATTTGGACCTATCCGATACAACTGCTGATTCTACTTTATTAAGTAATTATGGTTATTTGGTTGTTAATCAATTTGATGGTGATGTTTATATGTCCTCTCAAGCTTTTAATACAATAGTTATATTAGACTCTCAAACAAAACAGGTATTGAATACTCAACCTTTGCCTTCTGGTACGGGAAGAATTATTTATAATCCTGAGAGAAAGACTGTTTGGGCAATTCAACCTACTTTAAATTCAGTTGTAGAAGTATCAGTTGAGTTGAACAACCAAATAAATCCATTACCTCTAACGTTTTCTAATATTGAGGATAATGTTTATGGAACTTTAGATCCAAATTATGAACCAAGAGAAAGTATTTGGTTAAAGACTAGAGATTATTTTAGAAGACCACGTGAAAATTTTGAAGGTGATGTTTCTGTAAAATACTACTGGAAGTGGCTAAGTGATGAAGTTCCTGAGTTTTTTATATATGATTTTTCAGGAGAACAATTAGCTACTACTGGTGTCTATGCTTATAGTGGAGAAAAACCTCTAAAAAATGCAGTTTTAAATAGAAATATAAATAAAGATATAACTAAAGTTTCTTATTCTGCTTATCAACAAACAATATTTGATAAGGTTGAATATACGTTAAGTTACGTAGATGATGAAGATGATGTATCTTCAGCTCCTCAGGCTTTAGAGTTATTTTTAGGATTTAAAGCTGATAATGAAGGAGCTTTACGTTCTGTTTTACAACTTTATAAAAAAGAAGAAATTGAATTTGATATTATTTCAGATTCACTTACAAATATAACTTTTGAAACAATAGATATAGAAAACGTAACTGATAAAAGAGGTAGAATTTTTATAAATGAAACATCTTCTGTCAATTTTACGGGTAGAGGATTAAAACCTGGCCAGCATTTGGTAATCTATGTCAAAGATACTTCTAATGTTAAAAATCAATATATTTCTGATAATAATGCGATTATAGTTAAAATAAGAGAGGTTTATACAAAGATTTTAATTGTAGATTTTTTCAACATCGATGTTGATATTTTAGAAAATGAAAATACAGTTTTGACCAACTATCCACAGTATGGTAAAACAACTTACCTAAAAACAAATTTTAGAGTTAGAGATAGAGAAATAGGAAGATTCATTACTTGGGGTCAAACTGAAGAAGAAGATATTAGATTTAAAACCGAATTAGGGAATATAGGAAAACTCATAAATCCAGATGAAGTCTTTATTTTTAAAGAATATGATATTAATGAAGGTGGTATAGATTGGATGTATCTTAATAAGAAGAGAAAAGAGATGTTGATGGTTAGAAATGTAATTTATCCATACATAGGTTCTTATAAGTCATTAATTAATGCAATCAATTATTTTGGATATAATGATTTGCAATTGAATGAATATTATCGAAATAAAGATGTTAATTCAAAAGAATTTGGAAAACTCTTTAAAGTGGAGATTCCGGATATATTCGATAATACTATAAAGGGGTGGAATGAACAAGATTTTCTGATAAAATATCTACCAAGTGATAATTATGAAGAGACAAACATGTTCAATCTAACTTATTTCATAACCGATAAAGAGGGAAATTATATTCTCAATTATAGCTTAGATGAAATCATTATAAAACTACAAGGTTTAAAATATTGGCTAAAAAGAAATATTATTCCTTTAACTCATAAAATACTTGATATTACAGGAAGAGCTTTCTTTACTGGAGGTAACCAAATAACTCATCAAACTTATGACATGAGAATAATTAAAATTAGTGATGAAATGTCACCGGTAACCTTTAAAATGAATGAGGCTTATTTGCATCCGGTTAATTCTGGTTCTACTGTTTATAATTGTGTTTTAGATTTCTATAATATATTACCTGGTACAAATCAGATTAATGAGTTTTTACCAAATCCAAAACCATATTATAATTCTAAAGTTTCTGTTCCTGAGTTATATGATATTAAAATTAGAACTTATAAAATATATAAAGAATGGGCTCCATATGTTACCTATAATAAAGGTGATAAGGTAGCTTATTTTGATAAAATTTATGAATCACAAATTGATAACAATAGAATAAAAAATCCTAGAAGATTCGAGAATGTTAGTACCTGGGATGAATTCTCAACTTATGAATCAACATCTACGGTTGAATGGGAGAGAGATTATTATGTTTATAGTGGACTTGGTGATCCAAATTCTACTGTTATTCCGAATTTAGATCCAACAAATTGGTTGAAGATTACAGAATGGAAACAAATTGATTTAGAACCAGTTCAGACTTTAACTGAAACAAGACCTGGTGAAGAACTTACACCTTATAACTTTACTGTAGATTCAAATATCGACCCATTCTTAGTTATTGAGGTTAGCTCTCATAATGGATATGGTAGTGTGTATAGAGATAAAAAGAATTATTATCTTAAAGGAACAAAAGATTTACAAGAGCCATATAGGTATATTGATCCAATTGGGCCTTTTGTGCCTATCACTCCAGTTTATACATAAAAAAACCTCTTCAAATTGAAGAGGTTAAAATTAAGTAATTTATTTTAATTGTTTGGAAGAACTTGAGCCTCGATTGTTTTGGGTTTTCTTTCTTCTTTTATTACACTTTCTTCAAAAGTGGCAACCCAGTCTTGAATATCTGTTGAAAGATTTTTACCAGTCGTGTCATAGTAATTAAAAACTTTACTAATGTCTCCAATTTTTAAAAGTATTTCAGAGAAAAGAATTGCACTTTTATTAAGTCCTTTTACATTGTGTTTAGAAATTAAGTGATAAAGATAAGTAATTTCTGTCGCATTTAACTTATGACATGCCATATCGGTTGAATTTTTAAGCTTGGTGGATTTCATTTCATCAAACATTGACTTTAACTCGATTGCAAAAAATACGGTATTGACATCATATTCAAGTTTTGTTAAAACTAAGTCTGTTAAAAAGTTTAACTGGTCTTGATTAAGATAGAAGTTATATTTTGCATCTTTAAGATTTTTTGCAAATTCTTTCCACAATTTTTGTGACTCTAAATAAAGAGAATCTTGTTCTTGATTAGATTTTCCTTTACCGTGATTATTATTTATATAATCATTTACACTTTTTATTGAATTATCCAGTTCAGTTTCAAAATTTGAGTCTATAAGTAGATATTCAGTTTCATTTACTGTAAAAGAAGTTTTTGGTTTAACAACATTTGTTTGAAAATTTTCCATAATTTATATTTATATTTTATTTTTTATCCTTTGATAACACTACTTAGTGTTATATCAAATAATTCATCTAAAGATGATAATTTGTCTTTAGCATCTGTGTATTTTTCAATCCAAAGATTGAATTCAGTCATTAGATCAGAGTGTTCTCCAATTCCTGTAAGATTGGATGAGTAAAGAGATAAATTTGCTTTAGCTTCTTCCATCTCTGCTAAGTATTTAATTCGTAGAGCCGAGATATAATTTTTTCCTATTTCATTTGGTTTAATCATGATTATATAATAAATTCTTCGTCTTTAGCATCACTTTGTTGCTCTTGATATAACTCTTCTACTTTATTTGCTCTAGCAACTTTTTCTACTCCGTATTTATTTACTAAAGATGAAAAAGTATTTAGGTCTGTTTTTACTAATTTTATTTTACCCGAATCTAAGTTAATATTTATTTTATCAATTTCTTGTTCAAATAAAATAGTTACTGACTCATCATCATAAACATTCATTAGGTCTTCATTGATGCAAACTTTGAGTTCTTTCTGAAGAATGAAAGCGTAATCATCGGCTACTTTAGCAATCTTAATTAGGTTTTTTTGTTTGCTGTCTCCAATAAATTGGAATTTTACAGATACGGGAAATGACTTTTTGTTGAAAACTTCAAAAAAGTCATTAGTGGTATCCTCAGATAATTCATAAAATCTATCCATTTTGTTAATATAATTTTTTTATTATATTGTTATTTTGGGATAAAGTTTATAATAAGATTAAAAGTAATGCGATAATTGAAATTGATATACCTGGTATTACTCCATAATATAGAGTGTTATAATATTTTTGACTTTTGAAAAGTGAAAATCCAAAAACTAAAAGATATGAGTATTTGTCTACTTTTTGAATTTCATAAACATCATAAAGTTCTTTTAGATTTTTATTATCTAAATAGTTTGATAGTTCTGATGAGAATTGTCTTAAGTAAGTTTCTGATATTCTATCAATATCAGATTTTTTTATAGAATATGCTTCTCCTATTAATTCTTCGGGAATATTTATTACAGTATAAAGTCTTTGAGCTTTATCAACTCTTATATTGAACATAGTTTCTAGCTCAGTTTTATTCTGGCTAATAAATTTTCTGTATGTGAGAAATAATTTTAACTTTTTAAACATATCCATTATATTTTTTATTTTAAAATTGTTTACATTTTATCTAACGGAGGAGCTTGTTTGATTTTACCATCGGTTTGTAATGTAATAAATTCATCAATTGTAGCAGTAGATCTTGCAATCATTTTTAATATTTTATTTGTTTTTTCAACCTGTTCTGATAAATACCAAATGTTATTTTTTTGTTGAAGATTTCCCTTTAAAGCTGGACCACTATCTTCTCCCTCTTTTTTCCCACTTGCTGTTACACGAGCCATCTCACCATCAGTTTTTCCAACTTTTTTGTTGGATGATTCTCTAACATCAATTTGTTTCCCACTCTGAATCGCATTTGTAAGCATCGCTAATTGTGAAAAACTTTTTAAATTTAACAATTTCATTGCGAATCCTAATTTAATTAATGAGTTTGCTAATGCATCATATCCTTTTGATAAAGTTATCATTTGTTTTGCCATCTGAGTTATAGGATCGTTACCCGTTAAATTTTTAGCAGCGTCTGCTAATGATCCAAGAATACCTCCTCCTTTTGATTTTTGAAGTTCTCTAACTAATGAATTAAAATCTAATAAACTCTTTCTTATTCTTTTTACCCAGTTTTGGTCAAATTTTGTATCAAAGAATTTTTTATTTTTAGCAAATATTTTCGCAATGTTTGACATTTTATTTGCTACAACAATAGGATTATTTAAAATACTTAAATCTAATTCTGCTATAGATTGTGATACTCTTACAAAACTTCCAACTGCTAATTTTAAAGCCCAAGACCATTTTTTTGTTGGATAAGATTTCCAGTCAATGTTTTTATTTGAAAATTTGAGACCTACTGCAACTATAGCTCCTGCGATACTCTTAATTCCATTTACCATTCCTTTGATGACATCATCTCCGGATGAGAACCATCCAGTATCTTCACTTAGAGCTTTGAATACCGGAGCAAAAGCTCTGATAGCTGCTCCTACACCCTGTCCCCATTTTGCAGAAGGATAATTTCCTTTATCAAAAGTTGCTTTGTTTTTTCCAAATATTCCAGCTGCTTCCACAATACCTTTAGATATTGTTATAATTGCTTTCTTGAATTTATCGATTGAAACTCCTGAACCAAAAAGTCCTTTCTCGGCTGCTAAAATTTTATACACAGGTGCGAATGCTCCAATGGCTAATCCGACACCTTCGGCCCATTTTTTAGAAGGTCCGCCTTTATAAACCGCTTTCATGCCCGGTGCTCCAAAGAAGTTAGCAGCATCAACAATACCCTGAGAAATAGTCCTTATTGCAGCTGCGAATTTCGTAGGACTTGGTCCTGATCCAGCAAATATAGACATAATTCCACCGCTCATCAACATTTTATAAATAGGTGAAAATGCGCCTAATGCTATTGAAACACCTTCAGCCCACTTCTTAGTTGGACCTTGTTTCCAAACAGCTCCACTTTTTGCAAAAATACCAGCAACATCTACAATTGATTGAGCAATTAGTTTTACTGCGGCTGAACCTGCTTTTATGGCAACGTATCCAAGTCCTAAACTAGATACTATTAGTAATCCTACTCCAAGAATAGCTCCTCCGAATACTAACATTAAAGATCCAACTGATGAGGCCCATTGCCAATTTGGACCTTTATTATATTTTCCTTTTGAAAGTATCTCATCTACCGCAACAATCGTCTTTGCTATCTTTGGAACCATTTTTGTTCCTACTACAATAGCTAACGCTCCCAATCCAAATCCTGTTATAGCTAATATACCGAGAGTTACGACCGCTGCTCCAAAAATTGCTAACAGAGCTCCTATACTCAAAATCCATCTGGCTCCTGGGAATTTATCATATTTACCTTTACCTATTATTTTATCAGTTGCTAAAATTGTCGCTGCGATTAGTATAACTGCTCCAGCTCCAGCAATCATCGCTACTGCTCCTAAGCCAAATCCTGTTATAGCTAATATACCTAAGGTTACAACCGCTGCTCCAAATCCAGTCATTACTGCTCCAACACTTAATATCCATTTTAAACCTGGATATTTATCATATTTACCCTTACCTATTATTTTATCAGTTTCTACAATTGTCGCTGCTATCAGTAAAACCGCTAATGAGCCAGCCACCAACGCTACTGCTCCTAATCCAAATCCTGTGATTGCTAATACACCTAGTGTTACAACTGCTGCTCCAAAAGCAGTCATTACGGTTCCAACACTTAATATCCATTTTAAACCTGGATATTTATCATATTTACCTTTTCTGATTATACCATCTACTTTAACAATTGTCTTTGCAATCATTGGGACAACTAATACTCCTGCTAAAACAGCTACTAACCCTATACCTGTCAGTGCTAAAGCTCCTAGTCCTACTATAGCAATTGCAAATCCAGTCATTACAGATCCTACACTTAGTATCCATTTTAAACTTGGATATTTATCATATTTACCTTTTCTTATTACTTTATCAACTAAAACTATAGATAGGGCAACTAATGGAACTAGTAACATTCCTGCAGCAACCGCTGCGATTCCGATACCTGTCAATGCTATTGCTCCTAAAGCAACTACTGCTGCTCCGAATATAGTCATTGATAGTCCTACACTAAGAGACCATTTCCAACTTGGATATTTCGAATACGTTCCGGCATTCAAAATGTGAGAAGATGCCATAATAGCAGCTGCTATTAGTGGTATCATTAAAACACCTAATCCTATTGCTCCTGCTCCAACCCCTGAAGCAGCTACCGCCCCAACTAATAATACGGAAGGTAACATTGCTAATACAATAATAGCCAGTGCTACTCCAAATACTGCTATCTGTAGAATTTTTCCGAGTGCAATGTCAGCGCTCATATTTAATATGTGAGAAGAGAGCATTATAGCAGCTGAAATTGCTACAAATACAAGTGGGAATAAGAATACTCCTTTTTTACCAAGTATTTTATCAATTATATATAAACCAGCTGCTAGTTCTGGCATTACATAGGACATAAGTGCGAACAATAGAGCTATTCCAAGTGCTGTCAAAAATTGTGATAGTGTTGTAGGTATAATTAAAGCCATCACCCATGATGAAAGAGTTATTGCTGTAGCGATTCCAACAAGAGTGAGTAATAAAACACTTTTCTTAATTTTTAATTTATCAAATGCTGCTATACCCAGTGCAATTTTTTCAAAATTTAATGATATAATTAAAAATATTGCGGATATTAAAATGGCTGTTATAGCTTTTCCGAAACTCATAGGTATAATTAAGGCCATAATCCAAGATGATAAAGTAATTGCGGTAGCAATTCCAACGAGTGTCAATATTAAAGCTGATTTTTTAACATTTAGTTTATCAAAGGCAGCTACTCCCAGTGCTATCTTTTCAAAGTTGAATGCTATTACTGCAAAAACACCTGCTATTAATATTGCTGTGAGTGCTTGTAGAAATCCAATTGGAGTTACAAGTAGTAAAATCCAGGATGATGCGGTAATTGCTGCTGCTATTGAAACTAATGCTAAAACTAAGGCAGTTTTTTTAACTCTTAGTCTATGAAAGACCGCTACTGCAATAAATACCTTTTCTAATTTGGATGCCATCACCGCAAACATTGCAGCAATTAAAATAGCTGTAACCATTTGTGCGAATCCAATTGGTGTTATTAGTTTTAAAATCCATGAAGACATAGTTATTGCAACCGCCATTAGAACTAATGCTAAAGAAGCAACTAATACTTCTTTTACTTCGAGTTTTAATTTCGCTACTTTTTCAAAAGCAAAAGAAATTGCCAATATGGCTAATCCAAGTCCAATAACAGAAAGAAAATCTATTTTACCGACTAATTTGAAAGCCATTCCTATTGCTAATACAGCAATCGCTATTAATATGATAGTCGCTACTCCTTTTTTAAGACTACTTTCCTTTTTCTTGTCACCACCTGCTTCCTCAAAAAGTCCAGATTTTTTATCACTAGACTTTTTCTTTTGCATAGAAAGAATTGTTTGTTGTTGGCGAAGTATCTCCTGAGTGTCTTTTTTGATTGATTTTATCTCAACACTAATTTCTTTTAGTTGATCACCAAAATCTCCTTTAGTAAGAGCAGCTCCAGTAGCAGAGCCTCCACCTTTTTTTTCTCTATTCTTTAATGCTTCCGTCATGTCTTCCAAAGCGAAGGCAACATTCTCTAAAGCTTTTAATAACTGTTTATCCATAAAAAACTTTCAATTTCAAAGTATATATAAAAAACATAGATACTTCTTATAATATATAACTTATGAATATTAGAAAAATGATACAACATTACATACTTGGAGAATCACTTAAAGAGATTGAGATTAAAAGAATTTTGAATAAAATTTGTCAAAAGTCTAAATTAACATCAAAAGAACATAATTTTTTAGATCTTTATAATGAAACTCAATTATCTAATAACAGAGATTATATGTTACTTTCAAAAAGCGTAGTTTCTACTAAAATAAAAGAAATGATAGTACTAGGTAAAAAAGTAATTTGTAATTTAACAGATAGAGATGGTAAGTTAGGTTTAGAAATAATAGATGTTGAAAATGACTATGAGAAAGATTCATCAGTAATTATCATGAAAGGTAGTATAAAACATAATTTACATGAAAAATTTCTTTATAATTTAATATATAACTTAAAGAAAGACCATTATTCATTAGAAGAACATGATGAGTACTTTGAAAAAATTGAAGCCAGTTAATGAAGATTAAAAAATGGAAACAATTTAATGAAGAAATATCTGGTACTGAATTAGTTGGTCCTGTTGGTCCTGCTTATGGAGAAACCAGACTTCAAAATAAAACTATATCTTCACACCACACTAATGTAATTGAGGGAATTGATGGTAATTTTTATACTGAAGATGAGTATAATGAATTGCACAATAACTATCTGAAATCCGGAGGTACTCCTTTAGACGGATTTTCAAAAGAAAACATTGATATTATGTTGAGTTTTTTACAGGAAGCTTAGATTTATAATATATACCTACGATAAAAACAGAAATCAACGTATGAGTAAATTAATAACCTTAAATGGAATTGACGATGAGCAACTTATATCAGAATTGTTCAATGATGAAATCCTTGTATTGGAAGATATTCAAGGATCAAAAATATGGGTCAATTGGAATGGAAATGAATTTGAAATTAGACCAAAGTCTATTTCAAATGAGCCAATAAATTTGATAGATTTGGCTATGCAAAATTACTATAATCCGGTAATTAAGTTCTTTAGTGAATTAGACGTAAATGTGAAGAATTTACTCAATAGAAAATGGTGGTTTTGTTTTGAATATTTTCCTGATAATCAACCTGCTAATATTGAGTATAATAGAGTTCCTCAAAATCAATTAGTTATCACTGCTATTAATAAAAATAAAAAGTATGACTTTTCAATAGATGAGTTAGATGAGTATGCTAGATTATTTCAAGTTGATTTGATACCCGTTATTTACCAGGGTCAATTGACCGAGACTATGAAAGAGGCGATAAAATACTTTATTAACACTTCGGAAGAAGATTTAGAATATGTTTTTGGTGAAAAATCATTTGCTTATTTTTTCTATAAAATACTAAATCCTAGTTTAGATAATTCCTTTTTAATGAATGAAGACTTTCAAAAGAATTTAGAAAAATTAGTTATTAGAAGTCAAAGTAGAGATATTTCTTTTGAATTATTGAATCCTCTTTATAAAAGATTCAGTGATACTAATCAGACAGATTTTGTTGAAATTTATACTTTAATACTTGTGAATTTCTTAAATTTTTGTCAGTCGGTAAATTTGACCGATATAAATTTAAAAGGTGAGAAAAAGGATGAAATCTACATCTATCTTATTTGTAAGTTATTCAATATCTATATGAGTGAAGTAAAAGAAGATTTATTAAATTTTGACTTCACTGTTCCTGAATTTTTCGACAAAGAGAAGTTCAAAATTAATACCGAGTTAATTAAAAATAAATTAACTAAAGACTATATAACAGAAGATAAAAAGTTAGAATATATTTTTAAAGTGATATTAGGATCATTCAATAAAAAGAGAAAGAAAGCTATTGGTGTATTTACGGAAAATACAGTCAGTTTATTTAACAAATTTGTAGATGATATTGATGTATATATTTCTAAATATCTAAATAAGATGCATGAAATAGAATTAGGACGAGCTGGTCTTTTAGACTTTGGTGACTTCTTTGAGATTCAATATGACACAGATGCTGAGGGTCAAGTATATCCTGACGTATATGATGAGTTTGAGAAAGGAATTCCTTCTGATAAAAAGAAAAAAGGAAAAGGTGGAAAAATGCCAATAACACCAGAATCAACAGACGAGCCTAAAACACCTCTTAAATGATGAAGGAAATTAATCTTAATATGACTTCTGTTGAGGTTAGATCTGAAACAAGATCTCTAAGAGCTACTTGGTCACATGAAATGGTGCAGGATTTAAACTCATATCATGGTGTTTCCTTAGAGAAAGAAATAGAAAGAATTTTTAGAATTGAAAAACGAAAAAATTCAATCAAAAATATATTTCCTTAACAAAAACCATAATGTGAATATCATATATAATCTATATGAAAATATCCAATAATTTACCTTCTCTTTATAAATCAAATATTACTAAAAAACTTAATAAAAAAAATCAATCTTTACAATTCTTACCTAAATGTCTTGAATTAGTTTCCAAGACAAGTCATATCTTTTACAAAGATGAAAAAATTAAGACTTCTTACTTAATTGATATCGTTCATAACCTTCTTCTTAAATATTATTTTAAGAAAGAAAATAAATTTACGATAAATGCTCAAGTTTTAAAAGATAAATATGGATACTTATACAAACATTATATTGATTATCTTGTTGATAAAAGTATAATAAAGATGATTTGTAATTATAAAAAAGGTGTTACGTCTAGAATCTATTCTTTAAATCCTACAATATTTAAAGAACAGATTAAAAGAACAAATAATCAAGATAAAGTTTTGGTAAAAAAATATAAAAAGAAAATATTTGACACTATTGAATTTGTAGATATTGATAAGTCTTCTATTAATATAGATATACGAGAAAAATTAATATCAGACCTTTTTTCAGTTGATATTGATTTTGAAAGAAGTCTATTTTATTTGAACTGTCTTAAAAAAGAAGACATTGACATTTATAATAGAAATATTTATTCAGTTGAATCAATAAATGATAAACATATATTTTACCATTTTGATGATTATGGAAGACTTCATACAAATTTTACAATACTAAAATCATTTATACGTAAAAATTGTTTATTAATAGACGGACTAGAGACTTTTGAATTAGATATTAAAAATAGTCAGCCTCTTTTCTTATGTAAATTGATTTCTGACTCACAAACCGCATGGGTCAATCGAGATGAATTTGAATTTTTTAAGCAACTAACAATGACTGGGAAATTTTATCAATTTTTAATGCAATCAACTGGTGAAAAAGATAGAAATTTAGTAAAGGAAATGACATATAAGGTTCTTTTTGGAAGAAACAGAAGCAACTCAAAAGCGGACATTGAATTTAATAAATTATTTCCTACAATTTATAATTTCATAAAGTTATATAAAAAAGAATGGGGTAATCATAAAGTATTGGCTCATGATTTACAAAGAGCTGAATCAAAATTAATCTACAATAAAATCATAAAAAAAATTATGATTTTATATCCTGATATAAAATTAATAACGGTTCATGATAGTATAGTTTTTCCTAAAATATATAAAGAAGAAATCAAAAATATTTTTGATTATGAGTTATCAAAAGAATTTGATTTAAAGTGAAAAACTAATATTAATATATATTCTGTGATAGATTTAACTAATCCTAAATTAGCTTTTATACTCCTTTCGTCTGAAAGATTAGATGATATGGTTTCGATATTGTATGCAAAAAATTATCAAATACTTCCAATAAAAGGTTATTATCAGGGTCAGTATGAAGATTCAGTTATGGCTTTTTCTAACATCGATAATGATGAGTTAAGAAAAGACTTGATTTTTTTATTAAATCATTTTCATCAAGATTGTGGAATAATTAAATATACCGGAGAAAATTTAGCAAAAAAATTGTTTAAAGACGGATCTGAGAAGCCTTTAGGTATTACACTTTATAACACGGACGCTGATAACATGTCCTATCTATATAATGGAGTAAGTTTTTCTTTTGTTGAACAAGTAAGATATTGGAAACCAAATAAATTAGAAGATTTTAAAGTCGGAATGATAGTTGAGTATTTAAATAATAATAAATGGTATCAGAAAAAAGTTGAAAATCCTGAGATTGAGTGGAAAGATATGTTTATGTTGTTATCTAAATATGACAAATTAAGAGTAGCTTCTAAATAATTCTAAACCAACAATATTGTTTATGCCAGTTTGGAGTTTGATTAAAGAAGTAGTTTCCAGTTAGTGAATTATCGATAAATAGTAATCCTGGTTGGTCTATATTATTTCCTCTACAAACAATTACTTTATCATCATCAACCAATTTACTATAATAAGTAGTTAAGTTATTTCCGTTATTATCCTTATCAAACTGAGACATATATGGTAAGAGGTTTTTTCCATATATTACTGATGTTCCTGATCCAATTCTACCATCCATCGCAATTATATTAGAACACATTAGTATCTTTGAGATTATCTTTCTATAATCTACATCAAAATCATCTTGTAAAGTGATATCTAATGATGAGTATGGTCCATTTGCTTTAGATTTTGGACTTTGTGTATTTTTATTTAAGAAATCAATCACTTCATTCCAACTCTTTTCATAACTCTCAAATCTTTGAGCAGTCATATTAATTTGCATTATTTTCGGACCGATAACGCCCATTGTGGATGTCGAGTTATATTGGTTAGAGACATCAACTACTTGATTTTCTCTAAATATGTTTAACTCTTCGACTTTATCATCTAATATAGCCTCAACAACCAATTCTCTATTTTGTTGTTTAACTTTTCTCTGATACTCTTCGTCATCTGAAGAAATCATATCAACATACATTAATTGAGCATTAGGCAATTTCATTTGCTTATCTGAATAGTTACAGATAGTTTTTAATTGTTCTTTAAAATGTGTCATATTTGTTTTTTAAACCATTACGAGCAATATCTTTATAAAGTTGTTTTGAGAATTCTTCTTTAGTCATATTCAGATACGTGTTGTGAAGTTGTAAATTTTTTTGATATAGATTCATATCTGGTTGAGGTCTTGAATGAAAGAGATGATAACATTTTGCTTCCATTTGTTTCCAATTTAAAAAATGTTGAACTTTGATAGATACAAAGTCATCTTCTCCTCCCCATCCGATAAAATTTTCATTCCATCCGCCGATTTTATTTATTGCGTCTTTTCTGAACATACAAATTCCTCCACAAATTGGAACTTTTTGGTGGTCGGTTTCTCCTCTACCTGGTCTATTAATCTTTATTACATCTTCAAACTGCATTGCTGACTCTTGGGGTTCTAGATCAATTACTGAATTATAAGGATTCACCATTTCAAATTGTTCTAAATGTTTAAGAGATTCAATAAAATGATTAGGATCCATCAGTAGGTCTGAATCAGCAAAAACAATTATATTTGATTTTGCTATCTTGGTGGCGTAATTAAATGCCCACGATTTGTTATACGGTTTATTTGATTTTAAGAAAACGTGCTTACATCTAAGACCCATATGTGATATCTTAGAATGTGTATCTTGTTCAATTAATAAAACTTCTACACCCATAAATCCGTTTATCCAATCTAAAACTCTTCTGAGGTTGTTTAATCTATCTATTTGGTGTCTATATCCAATAACGTATGTGAAAGAATGAGTTTGGTTCATTTAAAATAATTATTTTTTATTTATATCATAATGATATATTTTTGTTTAAAACTTATATCTTATTACTTCAAATGCTTCGGCTAAATTTACTCCATTTTGAATTCCTCTTACTAATGCAAGAGATTTTATAAATTCTGAGCTCATGTATTTTCTTTTTGATTGTGATTTATAGAAACTTAAGCTATTTATTTTATCATTTATGTTTTTTTCGGATAACGAGAAATACATTTGATTTTTGAATCCGGTGTTGTTCCATATTAGTTCATAACTAAGTATTGAGCAATTATTTTTAAAACATCTTATAGACTCCTCTGATATGGTTTTGTGATCTTGATGATGGTCATCAATTGATGGTGTAAAAACTAATTCTGGTGATATATTTTTTTTGATTACTACTAAATCTTCTAAAATACTTTGTCTTTCGTAGTTGAAGTACCTGACTTTATAGTCAAAAAATAAAATATTATTTTCCAAAACTCCCAAACTTATTAGTGAGTTTTTACATTCTTCCTTTAGTGTTCCTTTTATAAAATTTTTTGGTAGTGAGTCATCACAATGTGAAAATATCGCAACAAAAATATTATTACCTTGTTCTAACAACTTTGATATTGTTCCTCCACATCCTAATTCCGCATCATCTGTGTGTGGGGATAGTATTAAAACATTCATATATCTTTTAATTTTTTTGAAGGAATACCAATGTGTAATTCATTATTAGGTATATTTTTTATAACAACTGTGCCTATACCGGTCATGCTATTACTACCAACTGATGATTTATTTATTATCGAAGTTGATGGAGCGATCCAGGTATTTTCGCCAATTGTAACACTTCCCGCTATCATTGAGTTTGCTATTATTAGAGAGTTCTCGCCTATATCAACACCGTGTGCTATATGAACTAGATTATCAATTTTACAGTTTTTTCTTAACATAGTAGATCCTAAAACTGCTCTGTCGATGCAATTGTTATTTCCTATTTCTACATTGTCTTCAATGACAACATTTCCTATATGTGGAATTAATTCATACTCACCAAGTTCGTTTTTTTCATAACCAAACCCAACACCACCTATTGTATTATTATTACCTATTATTACATTATTACCAATTATTGTGCTTTTTAATATGACATTATTGTTACCTATATAAGTATTGTTACCAATTATTACACCGTCTTCTAACACTGTGTTTCTACCAATATTAACATTCTTTCCTATTTTATTATCAGTGTTATTAATTGAATGAATTTTATGATTCTGTTTTTCCACAAAAAAATTCTTTAATATTTCCGAAAATACTAATCTTGGATTTTCAACTAAAATAATTGATAGATTTGGATTTGTTGGAATTTCAGAATCTAAAGAACATATTACCGTTCCGGTTGATATTTCAAAAATTCTATTTTTATTTTTTTCATTAAGCCACATCAGACTCTCTTCGTCAGAGTTTTCTAATTTATTTATTACTTTACTTATTGATAATATTCTTTCTGTATTTATCTTTTTAACATTATTGAATTTACTTTCTATGAATTCAACAATTTTTAATAATTGTATTTTATCCATAGACTATTATAATTTGATTTTTTATTATTTTGCTATATTCAATCGAATATCCCAATTTGTTTAATTCTGAAATATAATCATGAGCAAAACAATGTTCAGCAAGATTTTTGTTCTCATCATGATAGGATATGAGTAAAACTTTTTTACAAACTCTGTGCATCTCGGTTAATATTCTAATCATTTCTTTTTGAGGAGCATGTAACAAAACTTTAACTGTTATACCAATGTCAAAGTGATTATCCTCAAAAGGTAAATCATTTTTATGTATATCATATATTAGATGTTCAAAATCTATTTCATGTTTTGATGCTTCTTCAATTGCTCTTTGTCGATAAAGCTCGCTAAAATCAACACCAGTTACTTTCTTATCTGCATAAAATTTGAATGTTCTTCCTATACCACATCCTATATCTAATATAGAATTGCAGTCCTCTATAAGTTTTGGTATTTCTGAATCTTCTATATAGTTTGTGTAATTACTTTTGTTAGGATCTTGTCTTTTGTTCCAGTATTCTTTTGAATTATACATATTATTATTTCTTTTTTATATTTCTTTTTGTAATTTTAGTAATTCGTAAAAATTACAAATTTTATCATTCACAATTTTACTATCCACTAAATGACCAATATTATTCATTTTTGTTATGTTAGTTGTGCTCCTTATGGTAAATACTATTCCATTCTTATCCGAGCACTCAATTACCTTTGAATTTAATGTTATATTTTGTATCTGTTTTGAAAATGCATGGTCTAAAGATTTATTAATTTCTACTTTACCCCAGGGTTGCCAATTTATTTTTTCTAAAAAATCCTTTCTATAGAATCTTCCACCGCCAATTGGTTCTCCAACTCTTTCATTTTCATATCCTTTCCAGTATCTTAATTCGGACTTTTCGTTAAGAAGATAAAAATCTTTAAAACCGATGTATTCGTAATCGTTTAATAGATTTTTATAAGTCAATAAAGTTTCTTTAGATAAAAAATCATCAGATCCAATCAATATAACACCATCGGGATTAAATTCTTTTGATTTGATAAAAATTTCATTATGTTTTTTTGAAAGTGGAAAATTTGAAAATTCAACATAATAAAATCCATTATTTTCAGCTATTTTTTTTGAGACTTCTCCTTCAGAACCACATGCTATAAGGGTTAGGTTGATTTCATTTTTTAGTTCTGATTTTAATTTATTATAATATGAAAATACAAAGTCAGTAAGTCTGTGTCTTTGCCACATAGTAGTCACAATGCAAATTTTTGGTAAGTTTCTTCTATTAAAAACTTCATCTATTTTTTTATTATTTTTATTTACTACAAAAAGGCTGTTATCTATATTTATATCATCATGTTTAATCCATCCCTCTTTGTGATTAAGTACTTTGCATTTTTTATTTTGATTTTTAATTATAATTCCTAAAAAAACATCCGCCATGTTTGCATATTCAAAATCTTTGAATTTTAGTTTTAAATATTCGGTCCAAAAACTCATCACTCCTGTTCCCGGAAATTCTATATCTTTGTTTTCATCTACATTCTTTAAACATCTGTAATTTTCAGATATTTGTTTGTAATATGAAGTTGCTTTTTTACTATAATTTTTACCGTGGTAGCTGACAACTGATTCATTGTTTAATTTTTTTAATTCTTCTATAGTATTTTCGACATAATTTGAAGGATATATCAAATCATCATCAATTGAGAAATAATATGAGTCTTTGATATTTTCTATGTTATAGAATTTTCCAGCGTCACCCATGTCTATTCCGGTGTGTATAGAGCTAAAAATTTTTATTTTAGTGTCAATTAGAAAATCAAAAACTTTATAGTATCCATTCTGATAGACAAATAACTCGTCTACTTGATCAATTATTGAATTGATTGTTTTTTTTAATGAGTCTTTTCTATCATATATTGTTGCAATTCCACACACTATTTTTTTAGGTCTGTAATTATTTCTTATCTTCTCGACTATTTTAGATTTGGCTAACTTTTCGTCATTTGTGAGTGATAATGTTCCCTTTTGTCCGGAATGTCTTCTGTAATTATATACAAATTTATCTAAATAACCAATTTTTTTACCTCTGCTAAGTAGTTTAAAATAAAAATCATATTCTTCTGCATAAATTAAATTATCGTTTAATCCGTTGGTGTCTAAAAAGTCTTCTTTGTTGAAGATTATTGTACCTCCATGAATATGGTTTTTAACTAATAAATCATCAATTTTTATTGATTTAACTTCTGGTATGTAAGTTTTTACTTGATTCTCATGAACCTCGTAACAATTAGCATGAATTAGGCTAAATTTATCTGATTTTATTTCATCATATAAATTTTGAATTGTATCTTCTAATAGAAAGTCATCATAAGCTAAAATTTTAATATACTTGCCCTTTGATTCTTTTACTCCGTGATTAAAATTAAATGAGCAAGATGAGTTTTTGACTGGTTTTTGTGCCAATGTGAATCTTATATTATATTCCGACTCTACATAAGACAATTCAGAACAAGAGTCTGAGGTCAATAATATTTCTAAATTGCCATTAAATTTTTGATTCTTTGCAGACAATATGCATTTTTTCAAATATTCACTAGGTTTATGTGCTAAAATTAGTATAGTAACATCTATTTCTGATTCAAACTCTTTTAGTTTTTTATACCTATTGTCGTAATTTCTATTCTGAAGATTTCCATGATATAAATGGTCCAAACAAACATCTAAAAAAGATACTTTTGTTTTTTTATGAGAATTTATCCACCTCTGTGCTTCTTTTCCAATATTATTGTTATATTCTTTTACTTTTTGTAAAGTAAATCCATTATCTATATGGAAGAGCCCATATACAAAAATAGTATCTCCACCACCAACGTACATTTTCTCAAAAAGTTTATTTTCTTTGAGTATAGATGTTTTACCAAGCCAAGAACCACCTGGTTTATATCCCTTTCCTAAAAGTTGGTCTATGTTAGTTGAGCCAGTTGAAATAATTGATTTATGAGACTCCAAAATATTACCAGTTTCATCTAAATAATTGATTGTTTCAAATAATTGAACAAAGTCGTTATCTTTTGCAACTTCGTCTATGTTATTTAACCAATCTAAATTTTCATAAATTAAGTCGCCGTCTATCCAAATAAAATAATCAGTATCAACTGTTTCGATTATTTTATTAATTAGTATTTCTTTAGACCAAATTTTATTTTCTTCATCACCTTTGATTGTCATTGTCTTACAAGGAATTTCAAAGTCTATATCTCCATAATCCACAATTCCAACAATCATATTTTCATAGTAATCTTTCCATTGTTCTAAAAACTTTATAAAATTATTCTTTTGTCTAAGGTCTCCCCTATAATTAAAATAATAAGAACAAATAGTGAATGTTGATTTTTTATTAAATATTACTGAGAAATCATCATCGGTTAAAAATCTAGCAGTTTTTCTACCTGACCAATTTGTATAAGCTTCTCCTAAATGTATTATTTTATTTTCTATACTTCTTCTACTTGTGAATTTATCTCTAAAAACTAAATCTGACATTGATGCGTCTTTGAAATTTTCTGGATAAAAATTACCATTCAATATTTGGTTATTTGAGTTAAAAAGTTGAAAGAATCCAAAGCCTCTGTCATTTTCCCATTTGTTTAAATCATTAGTGTCTTTTGATTTTTCCCAATTCTGAAATCTGTGATATGTTTCACATATCCATCTACCAGATGTGTAAAGAGATTCATCATCTAATTGATTCAATTCTATTTTTTCGGTTACTATAATGTCAGCATCTAATATTAATATTAGATCTTTATTTTCAATTTGACTTAATCCATAGTTTATAGCTTTTCCTTTATTGAATTTAGAGTCGCTATCATACATAACATCTGTTATTAAACAATTAACTCTAAACTTTTCACATATTTTTTGACACATTAAATCATCTGTAGATGTGACTACTGTTATGTTATCAAATATCTTTTTGTTATATGGTAAAGATGTGAGTAAAAAATCATTATAGTTTACAGAAACTATTAAAACATCAAGTTTCTTTTCCCTACTTGAATTTAATAAAATTGATTTATTAGAAGGAACTGACTTTCTTCTAATTACTTGGATTTGTTCTTTATTTGTATGCGATTCAGTATTTGGCCATGATTTAATCCTTTCTATATCAACTGAAAAGCTTTTTAAATTTACAAATATCGAATCTAAGTCATTTGATTGGTGTAGTGGTAAATTTCTATGAAAAACATAAAAACAATCGGGTTTATGATAACATTCAATTTTAGAAATATTATTAAGTGAAGACAAATCTTTCCACTTTACAAATGGATTTGAGAAAATAAAAATATCATTAGAAATTGCATTACTTTTTGCAATATTTATACAATTAAATGTTGGTTGAATAGTACGTGACTTGAATACTCTAATTTTAGGATGACCTGAAAAATCTCTTAAATGAAAATCAGAAAAAATAAAAATTCTTTCAAATATAGATAAGTTATATTTTAAACATTCATTGAATTCGTTAGTATAAATTGAAAAATCCGAATTGGATATTTTTAAAATCAATATCATATAGTATATATAAACAAAATCAGGGCTAAATGAAAAAAATTGGTAGATTAGAGAAAGTTTTTTTTCCAAAATTATTAGAAGGTTTTTTAACAGCTAAGATAGATACTGGTGCTTTTAATGCTTCTTTACATGTAGATTCAATTAAAGAATTAGAAAATCAGTTAGAAGTAAAAATTGGAAATAATACTTATCATTTTTGTAATTGGTCCGAGATAGAAGTTAAGAGCTCCAATGGTGAAAAACAAAAAAGATACGCAATTAAAACTAAAATTATAATTGGTCAAAAAAAATATAGTATATTTGTTTCTTTATCTAATAGAAAAGAAATGAAATACCCACTTCTGATAGGAAGAAGATTTCTTCACGTCAATGATTTTGTGGTCGATGTTAAAAAGAAGAATCATCATGGTCGACCTAAAAAAGTTTAATTATTTCACTGGTGATATAAGTGAAGTTGGTTCTGGTGTTAGTCAGATAGTTAATTTTTTTGATTTAGCCGGAAGAAATTATTTACTTTTTACACCTAATAAACCTAGTTCATCTTCTAAATATCATGACCTTTGTCTTTATCACTATTTAAACAATAAAATTGAATTTTCAAAATTTGAAGACTTTTCAGAAAAAATAAATGATAAGTCAAATTTATTTAGAGTTGATTTATTGGTGTTTGATTTTTGGTCAATTACAAAAAATAATATGTGGCAATATATTTCTGAAATACAAAAATTCGAAATTGACTCGATAATTGTAGCAAAAGAATTTCATTACAAAACCAGTGATGATGTTAATGATTTTTGTATTAGAAAAGAGTATAAAGATTTACACAAAGTAGATACTTGGATAACTGATAAAATAGATAATGTTACTTCAACACTAGAATCACTGAAATTAGCTTACATAAGAGATAAGAAATTAGAGCATTTGTTTGGAAATGACTGAAATAATTGTTAAATTTACATAAATATATAAAAAAATGAAAATAAAAAAGAAGTTTTTACAACTAACTGGAAAAACTTATCCACACGGGACTGAAAATGAATTAAAATCACATTTACCAAAAGATTATAAAGAGGATGGATGTGGTAATTTCTATATTGAAATAGGTAGTAATCCTACTACTATGTTTACTTGTCACCTTGATACTGCTGATAGGTCTCAAAAGAAAGTAAAACACATTTTTGACGGAAATATTATTAAAACAGACGGTGATTCAATATTAGGAGCTGATGATAAAGCAGGTATGACTATAATACTCTATATGATAGAGAATAATGTGCCTGGTTTATACTACTTCTTTATTGGTGAAGAAAGAGGATGTGTTGGTTCATCGAGGTTATCAAAGAAATGGAAAGAAACAGAGTTTTCAAAATACATCACTAAATGTGTTTCATTTGATAGAAGAGGTACTGACTCAGTTATAACAGAGCAATTTTATGGAGTATGTTGTTCTGATACTTTTGCAAAAGAACTTTCAAAAAAACTGAATTCAGTTGAACAAACTTTCAAATATATGCCCGATCCAACAGGTATTTATACAGACTCTGCTCAATTTACTGGACTTATTCCTGAATGTACTAATATATCAGTTGGTTATTATTCTGAACACACACACAGTGAAAGACAAGATATACAACATTTAGAAAAGTTATGTAAAGCTGTTGTTAAAATTGACTGGGAAGATTTACCAATTGTAAGAGAGGCTTCTTTATACTCATATGAGGATGATTGGGATTTTGATGAAACCGACGATAATCTTATTTTTCAAAGTTATAATTTTACTTGGGTCAATTATGAAGGAAAAACATCTAAAATGATGATATCTGATGAGCAAATTGAAGTTGAAAAGGAAACTATTTCTACATATTTAAAAACATCAGGGATGCATTCGGATTATATTGATTTGACATGGGATGGTCAAAATTTACACGGGGCTACCTTCTCAGGTTCTTATGAATACATTGCTAATAGAAATGAATTAATGGATTTAATTGAAGACCTCAAACAAATTCCAGCAAATCATTTAAAAAGTTTCATCTAACCATTTTTTATGATATTCTGATATTCGGGTTGGTTTGTAATAAACAACATTTGTCCAGTCGTTAATTCTTTTGCATTCCAACCTCTTTCTTTACAAAAAATGGTTATAAATTTTTCTAATTTACTTGTTTTATTGTTTGTAACTTTTTTCATATTGTAATTAATTTAATAAAAATAGATAGATAAATACTTGAGCTAAAAAACCAACCGACATTAATATTGTTCTTTTTGAGTAAGTAATTAGTCCTGTAAATCTTGGTGGTGTTTTTGACTCATCTTTCCATCCTTTTGTATAAAGGTCTTTTTGTAGTTTATTTCTTGTATAATAGTGAGCTCCGTTGTGAAAGAAACTAAACATCAAAACCATACATAATACCGAAAGAAGCGAGTACCAACCTATAGTATGAACCATAAATTTACTTGAAATTAAGAGTACTAAAATTCTTTGTATATGAAAAATCGGATTTACATCAAAATCACAAACTTTCTTTGATTGATTTTCATAGTGCCAATAAAAACCTTCCCTTATTCCTTCTGTAATAGAATAAATAACCCAAAGAATATTCATTACAATAAGTGTAGTTAGTATCATTGTTGTATATATTAAAAAAATATTGTATCTTTGTTTTATGTTTGAGATAAAGGGTAAAATAGTGTTTGATCCAATCAATGTGACTAAAAAGCACAATGCTCAATCTGCGTGGAAAAAAGTTGCTATTGTTAAATTTGACTGTGACTTATATGAATACTACTCTTGGTTCTTGAAAAAAAGATTTAATTTATTTTTGAATAAACCTTTAAGAGGAACTCACTTAACATTTATTAATGATATTGTAGATGATGAAATTTATTTACAAGCAAGAGACCTTTTTGATGGTAAAGAAGTTATAGTTAAATATGATCCTACTATAGTTAGGTCTAATAAAAAAGGTCACTGGTGGTTAAAGGCTGAGTCCGATGATGCTCAAAACATTAGAAATGTAATAGGTTTAGGAGATCCTTATTTTGGATATCACATAAATATTGGTTTAGCAACTCACTTGCAATTAGAACACTCTAAGTATATAACTGACCAGTGTATAAAATTTGGGGTATAAAAAAAGAGAGAATTAAATTCTCTCTTTTTATTATTTAAATATTTATTATTAAAACATATAACCTGGCTTCCTTGTCTGTAATGAGAAATCTCTTGATAATACCTCACTTATATCAGCTGTGTTTGTTAATTTTTCTACAGGTAGTCCGATCATAAAACAAGCTGCTTTCAAAGTACTTGTAAAATAATCTAAGAAATCATTTATTTTATT